GCCGCCGACCGCGACGGGCGACAATACTTTTTTAATACCGCCACCCACCGCGTCCTTGATTCTCTCGAAAGTGCCCCCAGAGACCTTATTCCCATCTTTATCTTCCCCGGTGAAGATGCCCGCGACGTCTTCAGCCACGCCCGGGCCACTGATGGTCGCCAAGAAAGCGCCGGACTTATCTAAACTCAATTGTAGTTTTTGGCCGTAGTCTATTCCAAGACGCGGGTCCATCCCCAAGTCCTGAAACTGCTGATTTTCTCCAAACCTTCTCCCTTCCAGAAACCCGACGGCTGAGCGAGTGGCTTCTGATGTTCTCCCTCTTGCAACTCGAACTAACTCCTCCAAAGGATACCGAAAAGAGCGCAGACTTTTTTCTAAATCCTCAAAAGCATCTCGGGTTTGCATTACCGCTTCGTTAGCCTTCTTTTGTTCAAATTGAGCCATGTCTTGTCTGTTTACTTTATCCATACCTACACCGCCGGCCTTGAGCTGGCCAGTGCGGAGGAACCTACGTGCCTCCTCTGGTGTCATGTTTAAAGTGGATGCCACTGCTTTTAATTCGAATTTTCCAATGTTTTCCAGGCGACCGCCCATTCTGGCCTGCAGTTGTTCCCTAACTCTTTTTGCGCGGGTTGCCTCGTCCATGGATAACAGCTCTACACTATTGAAAACAGAGTCTCCTAGTATTTGATTTAACCTTCCGGCCATTTGGGCAGAGCCCTCAAAAGTATCCAAAGAATCGCCAAAAGAACCAGCAAGCTTGCTAAAGTCCAAGCCTGTTTGTCGCGACATCTTCGAAAGCTTCGCAAAATTTTCCATTATCTTTCCGGCGCTGTAAGCAAAGTTCTTTTGCGCATATTCAAAATTTGCGGTTAATTCTTGTGGCGCAATTGCTAAGTTTTGCTGCAAAGTTACCAACTGGTTGGACATTTGGTTTATTTGTTCTGAGCCTGCATTGAACGCGAAGACGCTACTATCTACAACCCTCCCGAAGCTAGCCATATCGTAGCCTGCTGCGGCGAGTTTTGTGCTAATATCAGTCAAACCGGACCTAAATTGTTTAGAAACAAGGCCGAAACCCTTAAAATCTTTTTTGAGTCCCGATAGAGCCAGTTGAGCTGCCTCTAAATTTCCGGTAAGTCGGAGGCTGGTCTCGATGGCCGAATCTATTTCAGAGCTAAAGTCTTGGAACTGCCTTGTATATCCTGCCTTAGTGAACTCTTCTAGTTCTGCCCTGTATAATCTTGCGGACTCTGTCACTCTTTGGTAGGTATCAAGATTTTTATCTAAACCAAAAGTTATTTTGGTTAATTCTTTAAGCATTTCATCGACGCCCTTGATTACAGGCGCTGAGACTGCGCCGGCGACGGCTTCGGTTTTGCCGCTGCCGGGCTTTTCAACAATCTTTTTAGCTAGCTTTTTAGCGGCGGCCTTCTCCATGCCGGCATCAATAAGTGCTTTTTCGATTTCCCTCTGATTCATTTATCTTTAGCCTCCGTAAAACAAAAGAGTAATTGCTCCAGTATACTTTATAATTAGGCGAGAAACTATATATTTTAAAAGTTTTAACTATTCTGGTCTTGGTAGTGTTTTGCGATTCTGTTTAAAAACCACTTTCTTAGACCAACTGGTAAGTTGTAGGATTCGGTAAAAGAAAATTCACCAAATTTCATAAGAGAAAAAATCTCCTCATAAACGACCTGTTCTTGGTACTCTTCACTCAGCCCAAAACCAGCCCAATGAAAAGGGCACCTCCTTTTCCGCTATAGCGTGACAAGATGGGCATTCTACTGTTTGTTTTGTTTCCATTGATGGCATGACTTTGTTATGTATCGACCTTATTTTCCTGACATCTCTAGCGGGTAAAACTTCTGCAAGTTTGTTTAAGTTCGTTAGGTCTACAATGCCGGCGGCTTCAACTAGAACCATTCGAATAAACTCCACACTATCAATAAAAGGCAATCCAAGCTTTTCTTTTTGCTTTTTTGCCTGGTCTAGAGTCAACAAGTCTCTTGGTGAAAGAAGCCTTATCTTAACAGGTAGTCCTGTAATTGGAAGTTTGAAAGAAAAGGTGTTGCTCTGCTCTGAGTACTCCCACTCCTCCGATGTCGAAGGCTTGGTCGATGCGTTCTTGTTATCTTCTAAAATCTTTGATAAGCTCGCTTTAAAGTCCACAACTTCATCACAAGAATCGCAAGAAGTCGTGAATTCAACTTCGTCCCCGTACCCGGTTTTTCGGGCAGACATTAATATAGCCATCTTGTCGCATTCTAAAAAATCTTTTGCTTTTGCATCAGTCCCAATGATTATTGAATCTATAAGCTTATCAAAAACAGTGCCCTGCTCAACATAACTTCTATTTGTAAGTATATCTTCCTCAACTGCAGTGAGAGCTTTGACTTCTATAGACTCTACGCCATGTAGTGGGCTCTCTTCGTTATAAAGAAGCCCGCAACTAGGCAAAAAAACAGTCTCTGTCGACACAACAAAAGACAACCCAAATGGGTTTTGTTCTACAAAATTTGGCGGTATTCCAGGATTCGACGGTGCAGGCGCCTGGGGGGCCTGAGTTTTGACTTCTTGCGCTGAAGTTCTTTTTGAATTTCTTGACATATATCCTCTTTTAACTAAAAACTAAAATTATAAACTAAATGTGCCGGAGACTTTATAATCCGCCTCAGCCATCATTATCCCCACCATAGTTACCTGGTCTCACCGTGGACGGGAATTCGGCCCGAGCGTCGGCTTGGGCGTTGACGTTCCAAATGCGTCCAGCAGGGCCCCCAGTGCTTGGAATCGCATCTGCAGCGGCTAGCGGGACGAGCTCTTCAATATAAGCAAAATCGTACTTTAAGTTGATTGTGATGTTCAGCAATTCATCACTTCCATAATCCAGGTCCCCAAAATCAACACTCGTTATTAGTGGATTTTTAAGAACCCAAGTTTCCAAAGCCTTTGTAGGGTCGCCATCTGCCCCGAGTTGCTTTATCTTTATTTCGCCTCCCAGTGCATCAACCATACCTTCTTTGGAAATTGTTCTTGCTGTGGCTTCAGCATAGTTTGTTGGTATAACATATCCAGAATTTTCCAATATTCGATACAAGCTCATTGTTGAGTCCGGTGCGACAGGGTCGACAATAGTAATGCTAACGTCCTGCCATGTTACGCGGCCGGGATAGTTGAATTCATAGTTTAAATACTGGTGTGGTGTTGTTGCCACGTCATAGCTTGGCTTTTTCACGCTTTTTACAACAAACTGCGGACATCCAGTCCAGAAAAGAAGCCATCTAAACTGCCTCTTTGGTTCTACTGATTTTTGACTCCAAAATGCCATTATTTTATGTCTCCCTATTAATATATAGATTATATTAAAATATTTTATTTATTAATCGCTGTATCCTGCCCCAGTTCTTGTTATAACAAAATCAATTGCAATGAACTCAATCGAGCGCGCTGGCTTGAGGAATATCTTAGCATACATTATGTTTCTGTCAATAAGGTCAGGGGTGGTAGTTGTGCCGTCAAGGACAACCTTAAAATCTGTTAAGCCAAACTCCGTTTTAACATCTTCCAAGAACGGTACCACCTGTCCGGTAAATCGCGCCCAGGTTGCTGGAACATTCTGGTCAAACAAAAGTTGACTCGAAATTCTTGAAATCCTCTTTTTAACAAAAATTAACATTCTTCTTACATTAATTCTATCTAAAGCTGACTGTGTCAACTGTAAGGTCTTTTGACCGAAAATGACTAACCCTTCCGACACAAACGAAGCAATAGGATTAATATTAGCCTCATAAAGAACATCTCGGTCTCTTGATAGCAAGTGTTCTGAAACTCCTTCGACTGTCAAGCCCACAACTTCGTTAGTTAAGCCGCCCCTTGTAAAGCCGGCTGGGGCGAACCATGGCTTCTTTGTGGCGTCAGTATATGCCATTGCTCCAAGGGCAATAACTGATGGCGGAAGCCATACAGCTGGTCCGTTATTCGGGTCTCTAACTTTAACCCATGGGTAATATGCACACCCATAACTTGAGTTTATTTGTCTTTCAGTGAGGGCAATGGCCGCTTTTCTAGCACTGGATTGGTCAACTCGGTCCTTGAAACTAGTACACTCTTCTTGTGCTGGCGGTATATAGACATTTGGAAGGTCTATAATTGCTAAAGAATCCGCTCTTGCTTCGCAAACCCTAACAAGTCTCTCTGTGAGCGTCTTGTTGGTTATACCTGGCATTAGTGCCAGCTGATGTTCGACAATTTCTGGGTCGGATATCATATCGATTGCTCTCTCAACGCTAGCGTATGCATAGCTTGATTGGGCTGTGGCGTCGGGCCCGAGAGCGTCGGCACTCATGTTGAATGGGTCCATTTCCGTAATGTCCACTCCGTCAAAGCCTCCGCACATTGGGATTCTAAAGCTATTAACTAGGTCTGTGAGCGACGTTGGAGAGCCCTGGTCGAGCGAGGTATATGCTTGGCCCGGGCGGACACCGCCAGCAAAATTAACTATGGCTAGTTTTCCATTTGCATCGTCTGTTTCCGTAAAGTTTCCGTTTCCGCCGGCGTTATTTCCTGACGTGCCTCTTGTTTTTTGCGTAATAGTAACAACGTTATTTACAGCCGTTGCAGTGATACCGATAGCTGCTTGAACTGGATTTGTGCCAATTACAGTTGCTATTTTTGCAGCGACGGCGTTGGCCGCGGCCTGGCGCTCGGCTGCGTCGGCACTATTAAGACCGGCTTGCTCTGCAGCAACACCAACTATAAATCGGTCACCAGGGTTCGTACTGCCGTCGACAGTGTTTATAGCTGTCTTAAAAATAAACGACTTTGTAGTTCCAGCAGCATCAGTTATGTCAAAACGACTGTCACTAGACATTGACGCACGATTTGTGTTGATTGTTAAAGTAGCAGTTGCAGCTGGTGAAAGATGAGAATCTTCTCTGTGGTATACTGCAGTTCGGTCGGGCCATTCGACCAGGTTTACAGCTGGTACGGCTGATGAGCCCGTAACGACTATTTGGTCCAAACTAAAAACATATGAATGTTTTGTATTTGCATCTGCTATGCCATTACCCTGAGGAGTCAGGAAATCACTTTCTGGCATTCTTCTATAATAGTCACAGGAGCCTTTCAAGACTGGATTTTCGTTCAGCTCAACGTCGCCGCGGCCAATAGGATATGGTGTGCCTCCGAAAGGATTAAAAGTATCTGCGCCGCCAGGCACTTGCGAACCAGTTATAACCTGCGGTAAGGTTGGCCATTCGACTGTGAAAGTCGTTGGTGCCAGCTCACCGGCGCCTGGTCTGTAATTAGATAAATCAACTTTGCCGTTAATCCAGGTAGACATTGTATACTCGCCATTCGACCCGGAGGCTGCAGCGTGGTCTTTAGGGACCACTGGTCCTAAGAAACCAAACGGAACTGCACGAATGTTTTCTAAGTCACCTTCCGCTACTTCTGTCGACATGTCCACTCTGATATAAGGGTTTGTATTATTGTAGCTATTGTAAGAGCGGTTGACCTTTGCGGCAGAATCCCACTCAAAATATCTGTCTCCTATAACTCTTGCAATATATCTGCTTGATTTTGGATTTAAATTTAAGTTATCCCACCTTTCTTGAAGACGAGGGAGCCCTTCGCCTACAGGTAAATAATATACCGCTAGCGAGAAAGTCCCATACGGGTCAGGGTCGCCCTGGAACTTAATCTTAATATTTTCAATTTGGACGTATTGAGAGTTTCCTTGCTCTCCGTCTTGTAAACTAATAATTCTAAATAACTTTTGGGCCTTTAAGGGGTCATAAGTACTACTGTCTCCAGTGTGCTGGCCTATTACCCATCCAGACTTCGCTGGGGACAACTGATGTTTAGTGCTTTTAAAATCTTCAAAATTCTCGGAGAGTTTTGCCACAAAAACAAACTGGGTGGTGGTAGTCTGCTTGCCTGCTCTGGCCTGCTCTTGTCGTAATGATTGGACGTAAGAATTATCAAAAGTTTCTCCTAGCCAATAAGATTCGGCCAAAGAGCCTGATGGTGGGCTTTTAATTCTAGTGTTTGTTTGTACCGGATTCGTATTCAGCTTGTTTCTAATATACAGGTTCTTATCTTGTTCAATAAATGATACTAACTGGGTTCGTTGACCCAAAGAGTTAGAAATATTCAACCCAAAAGAATGCGGGTTTTGCACTTCGCCCATGAGTCCTGAACCTATTTTTACTGGGATGCTGGCATTGGTCGATGCGCTGACCAAGCAGGCTTCGGCTGTTACCACTTGGTTGTTACCGTCTTTGCCGTACACACCAACAGAGAATTTTTCATCTGGAGAATAAATCGTACCTGCGAGGAAAGCTTTTGCTGTGGTGGCGCTAGAGGTGGAAGGAATCACAAATATCCCGTAAGTATTGCCATTAGTTCCTAGGTCCCAGCCGGCCAGGCCGCTATCAAGGGCATTGCGGTCGCTAACACCCAAAAGTCGAACTACTGTCAGTGGTGGTTGTGAGTCCATCGGTGCGTTAAAATAAGAGTAAGCTGCATATGGTGCAGGAGAAGTTGCTTGCAATCCGTTACCTTCTCTCCATGGGTCATCACCTTCTGACCCGGGTATTGTGCGACCAAAAGTATTCTCAAAATCAACAAGGCTTCCTACCTGGACAGGTTTCATCGCAGGCCCTTTTCTAAATCGACCTATGACGACAGGGCCGATTCCGGCCGGGATTTGAGGCAACTGACTATTGTCAATTTCCTTCAAGAAAACTCCAGGGGAGACAAATTTAAATTTTTTAACAGACATATCGAGTATTCTCCTCAAAAGGTACTAAAATAGGGATATCACTTTAGTAAATAGTTTTACTATCTTTCAAAAGAATAAAAGAAAGAAAAAGAACACCCCGGCAGAAACCGGGGTGTTTTGAGGGACACAAAGGCGGGAAAGTAATAAAACTTTAAAGCTTTATGTACTTAACGACCATCTCGTCTTGGGCACCCAAACTGGTTGCTCCCTTGAGAGACAATGTTGCACCAGAAATAGAGTAGTCTACATCTTGGGTCTGCAAAAGACCATTGATGTAGACAGAAATGGCGTCCGGGGCTGAGTCTCCACCTGCAGGTGTTGCTGTCAAGTCACCGACAGCACCGGAGACAGCAACAGCACCAGAGTTAAAGACGTCTTCTACAAAGTTTGCAGCGATATAAGTCTTAAATCTGCTGATGTCTGCTCTTCTTAGTGTACCGCCATCCGAAATCATGATTTCATCAGTATCAGCCACGGCTGCACCAATATCAGTCTGACCTGAGATAACATTGTTATTAAGCATTGAGCCTTCAATTGCAGTGGATGCAATAGTTAAAGCACCACCGTCAGCTACAGTTGCATCGCCAGAAATATTGCCGTAGTAGTGATTCTGAAGACTGTCGACGCCGACCTTCTTAAGTGTACCACCGTCACTAATCATCAATTCATCTGCATCAGCGATGTCAGCATGTGCTAATTCTGTTTGACCAGAAATAACATTGTCGTTAAGCATTGAGCCCTCAACTGCATCAGCAGCAATGGTTAAAGCACCGCCGGCAGCGATAGTAGCATCACCACTGACGTTACCAAAGATTGCATCCTCCATGTTAGAGAATGTAATCTTCTTCTCTGTTCCGTCATCTGAGAAGACGAAGTGGTCACCCTGCGCAACACCTGTTCCGCCAAGAGCAGAAAGTTCGTCGATATCAAGTGATAATACACCACTGGATACGCCGATACCTGCACCGGCCATGGCAGTAGCCAGGTCAGCGACACTCTCCTTCTTGGTTGCATTGCTGTCATTGGCATCAATGATGAGGATGCTGTCAGCAGCAACATCAACAGCAGCCGCTGAAACCTCATTCAAATCAACCGCGAAGACACCGGATGTTGCAGAGAGGCCGGAGCCAGCCATAGCGGTTGCCAAGTCTGCAATACTCTCCTTTTTGGAAGCATTGCTATCATTAGCATCTACAATAGCTATCGAGTCGTTAGCCACATCAACTGCCGCGGCGGTAAGTTCATTCAAGTCGACTGACAACACTGCCGAGGCAGCTGCAAGGCCGTTACCAGCAAACAAGGTTGCTAGAGCATCGGTCGTTGTTCTCTGTTCGGTTGAACCATCAGAATCAAGCGTCAAGAATGAATCAGATGCAGCAGGAGTAACTGCGCTGAACTCGGACATGTCAACAGAAAGAACGCCTGCTGAGTGGGCTAGGCCGGCGCCTGCGACTCCGGACTGGACCTTTACTGCACCGTCCGCCGACAAGACAGAGGTGTCATTAATTCTAAAGTCCATGCCAGAGGCTAGGTTGAGGTCGTGTGACAAGTCCCATGCCGGGTTTGAGGAATCTCCATCGTAAAGGAAGGATGCCAATGGGCTCTTTCCTGCGTCGAGGCCAACAGAAATACCTGCGCCGTCTGCAGCGGCTATAGCAGAATTTGTTGAGCCAGAAGCAACAACTAGTGCCAAATCAGCAATAGAGACAACTGTTGAGTTAACCGTCGTTGTTGTTCCTCCAACTGTAAGGTCACCAGTCAAGGTAAGGCCAGTGAACTGAGGACTGTCTCCAGTGCCAACACCCAAACTTGTACGGGCAGTGTTACCACTTTCGTAAGCGAAGGCACCAGCACCTGTTGCAACGATAAACTCACCGTCAGCTGAAGCTGCACCGAGGGTTTCAAGGTCTTCAAAAATAGCATTGTTCATCTTTGAAGCAACAATTGAACCAGCAAGCATTGCGTTAGTAACACCAGAGGCCTTAATGCGAAGAGCGTCCGAATTTGTCTCGATGGAGCTGTCATCAACCCCAACAGACAAGACGCCACTTGATGCCGCGAGGCCGTCGCCGGCTGCAGCTGTCATCAAGTCCGCAATACTTTCTTTCTTAGTTGCATTGCTGTCGTTAGCATCAATAAAAAGGATACTATCAGCCCCGACCGCAACGTCGGCAGCGGAAACCTCATTTAAGTCAACTGCTAGTACAGAGTTGGTAGCAGAAAGACCAGAACCTGCGAAAAGAGTTGCTAGGTCTGCAAGTGATTCCTTCTTGGTCTCACCGGATGCACCACCATCAAGGAACATGATGTAGTCACCATTAGCAATAGCAGCTTCAGTAGTAAGAGCCAACATGTCTTTTGCAAGACTATCGACACCAAACTTCTTGAGCGTGCCACCGTCACTAATCATGAGTTCGTCGGCGGCTGCCAAACTACCTTGTGCTAACTCTGTCTGGCCAGAGATAACATTATCGTTAAGCATTGAACCTTCAACTGCATCTGCAGCGATGGTTAAGGCGCCACCGGCAGCGATTGTTGCGTCACCTGAAATGACGCCAAAAATTGTATCTTCAAAATCACTAAATGTAATTTTGGTTACGGTCGAATTAGAACTATCGGCCGCAAAAGTAAGAACGTCAGTCTGCCCAATAGAAGCAGCTGACAACGAGTTATAATCAAGCTTGAGCGCCGGTTTGGTTGAAGAATCTGCCTTTAGACCTGCACCTTTTGCTACCTGCTCTGCTGAAATTGTTAGTCGATTAGCCACGCTAGAACCTCCTCCTCCACCGCCGCCGCCTCCGCCTTCTGCGGAGCCGCCTGTAAAACTAGTTACAGAAAAATTAGTGGAGTCATTTGTTGATATGGTTGTATTGCCCGCTGTACCGTGGGCGTCATTCGTTAAACTAACTGTCGTTCCGGAACCTGCAGCTGTTATGGCGATTGGCATCGAATTAATGCGCTGCCTTAGAGCGGTTGCAAGCTCCGTTGCTGTCAGGTTGGATGAACTAAGGGAATCATGTGAGCCGGCTCGAGATGCGTATGCAGCCTCGATAGGGCCATCGATGCGCACGAGCCTCGAAGTTGTCTGATGAGTAGTTCCCATGCACATAAAATCAGTACCAGAAGACGCTGACCAAGTGCCACTAGCCCTCTCAAGGCCAACAGAAATACCCGCATGTTCGGGACCCAAATCTGAACTATTTGGAGAAATCAATTTCAAATATGGATAACTTATGTTGCCATCCGAGAGAGACGACCCTGAGCCGCCGTTGGAGTAGTGTATTATATCCACCGAAACATCAAAACTATCATTATCAATCGCGTCTTTAACACACTTAAAAACACCAAACATAACTGCACCTATACGGGCGGAACCTCCACAATTCTCGGCGCCGACCTCATACACCCCAGTAGAGATTTTACGAGCATTTGAATTGGTGCCTGAAAAGATTGAGGTACCAGATTGCCCGGATGTTGCAGTAGAAAATTGGATACTTATAGTATTACCCACCGTATCTGATATTATCATTTTTGCCGGGCGAGTGCCATCAAGGCCCCAATCGTCATCAAATGTACTATATGTATGTGTGGTATTTGAATTACCAAAATTCACTACCATCAAAGGCCTTGAATTTGAGGTGCTTGTTCCAAACTTATACACCAGAGGTGCTGCGTTAGGAGTATCTCCAGGGTGGCCCGCTGATGCACCATTTGTAATAAAAGTAATGGTACTAAACGCGTTGCCCTGGCCGTCATCAATTGCAATACTTGAGGTATTGTTAGCAGGATTGGAGTTTATAACTATACTGCCTGTTGCTTTTGCCATTTAAAATCCTCCTGTTTTTAAAAGTTTACAGGTTGAATATTAATATTATATTATAAAATTAAAATGAATATCGGATAAAACAAAATTAATCTTTCTTGAAAGCAACTTTATCTTCTGGGCTGGACGGTAACTCAACTGAATATCCCTCTGTGGGGATTGAATACTTTTCTTTTAGCTCGTTTAGTTCGGAAAAAGTCTCCTTCTTCTTATCTTTTATCAAGCTTAAAATCTTGTGCTTCTTTTCCTCAAAATCAATCAAAAGCTCAACTAGGGCGCTTTTTAATTTTCGAACCTCTAATATTGAGTCGAAAACTTTTCCTGATTCCTCTTCTGTACATTCTAAGTAGTCTACTGGTTCCTCAATAGACTCTTCTTTTTCTGGTTCGGGCTCGGGCTCGGGCTCAAGTTCAAGTTCAGGTTCAGCTTTTGGTGCATCTTCATCCTCCATGGATTCCATCGACGCAACGAGGTCTTTTAATTTGTCTAAAATACTCATAATTCTACTCCTATGAAAATAAAACTTTTTTAAGGTTTCTAACATTGTTATCAAACTTGCAAAAATCAGATTCTAGAAACTCTAAGGACTTAATTCTACAATCTTGCTTTGTGTCGTCAAATTGAAAATAAAATTTTCCATTTTCTAATCTGCGGCAGGAAAGAAGCTTTATTCCCTGCAATTGCAGATATGCAGCGATTCCGATATCGCTGGTTACAAAATGCTGAGGCTGTTCGCTCATTTTTTTCACTATCTCCTAGTTTGCTTTTACTAGTAAATAGTGCGTTATTGGGGTAGGTCCTAAGCTTCGTTGTCTTTTCTGAGGAAATAACCCTTTTCTCCGGGTTCGGTGGGTAATTTTAATTCATAAGATATTTCCGAACTGACGTTCATGGTCTTCTGAAGCTCAACGGCCATGGAATATAGGTCATTTTCACCATATGTAATCTGAGTCATCATATTCGTCTTGTTCTTTTCGAACTGTAGACACATATTCGCAAAATAGTTTTCCATATTTACCAACTTTTGTCTAAATTCAAAAATATGCTGGAGGTTTTCCCACTCTACTTCAACAACGTCAATTGTTTTTGGTTCTTCATTCTGTTCTTGTGGAGCTTCGCTAGGTAACTCCGTAGTTTCGTCTAAAATTTTTTCAGGTTTTGCCATTTTTTCTCCTTTTCTGTTTAGGCTTTAATATATGTTATCATAACATGCTCTGAAATTAAAACAGTATCGTTAAAAACTATAGTATTTGAGTTTTCTACTGTATATTGGCCTGGGAATACTGCTCCGAATGGCACGGGCAAGCCGTTGAGCATGACTTGTTCAGTATTAGGTTTAATATTTGCGCTGGTTGTGAACCTCGTACCTTCTGCATCTCCTTCATTTTTCAAAAGTTCTCGGATAACCATGTTATCGGCCAAAACTGTAGAGAAGTTATCTGTGGTAACAACATTAGAAGATAAATTTACCCCCGAGCCACCTGCGCCATCCGTAGAAAAGAAAGATGCAGCAGGGACATTATTAAGCAATTTGGGGTCTCCGAATAAAGCCTCTATCTGGTCTCTTGTTACGCCGGAAAGACCATAATAGCTCCCGTATTCGTGGTCTGGTATCTCTGCTAAAGAGATTCTTTCTCTGGGGAGCTTGACCTCTACGATATTTTCTCTTACTGCATAATAAGGTTTTTCTCTGTTTGGGCCTTCGGATACCACATAGCCAATTACTTTTATGCTTATTTTAGTTTCGAACTTTCTTTCTTCTTCTGAAAAATTATCAAGATTGCTATTTGATGAATAATCTGCCTGTATGAAGCCTTCGTACCGGTGGTCACCCTCTGTTAGAGGCACATAGTTTATTGTCCCGGGGCTAGTGACAAACGGTACCATTAGCTCATTCATTTGTTGCTGATATTCAGTTCTAAGTGTTATCTCATACATAACCTCAACATTAACTGGCATGGGCACCGTTATCGTTCGATATACAACCTTTGGGCTTGGCCGCGTCGTTGGGAAATTCTTTTGGCCTGTGCTCTTCTTTGCGTCAGCGTTTGCAAATTTTAATGTTTTTTGGTGGAAAAGAGTTCTGCGAACATGCAAAGAACCGCCTTGAGAATCTGAAGCTTCGGGAACGTTGCCTTGAAATATACCAGGGCTCCGGAGCTCTTTCTTGAATCCTGTCCTTCTTATAGATATCAAGGGTAATATGAGCATTCCCTGCCTGTCTCTAACTTCTTTGCTGTTTTTAGTCTGGTAAGAGCGTTCGGCTGTTCCCCATATTATAGGAACCGGCTTAAATCCCTGGTTTGTTGTTGTCGAAAGCGATAAAGACTTTATATAGTTATAGACAGAACGGTCGATTGTTTCCACAGTGGAAATCTCAAAATGAATCTTGTACTCACCATCGTTATCTGACATTAAAAAGTCCCTCTCTAGCTCTAACACAAGAAGCCGCTATCTCAAAGCTTGACTCAACCTGGCCAAAAAGCCACTTTGGCTCTTGTAGTGTTAAAATTTCATACATATTTTCACCATACTGAACAAAATCTCCCTCTCTAACAAACAGGTCTTGGTCTTCTGATAATCTTCTCTTGTGAAATCCAACCGATATCTTCTCTATCCTATCAACCCCCAGAGGTGTTGTTGTGGTTGGTTGGGATTCCCACTTTACCATTGCGTGCACCCTTATTGGACTTAAAAAGCTCTTTTCTATCGCCTCTCCATATAAATCGTGAAAACTTGTGTGCTCTAAGCTTATAGGGTAATATACGATTGTTTGGCCAATAACTCTTTCTATAAGCTCGTCATTAATCTGCTTTACAAAGTCTTTCTCCCTCTTTCCTGTAAAAAGAGGAGGGGGAGGTGAATCCGGTTGTGACCACTTGTTATCTTCTGACATTTATATCACCCCACAAAAATATAGTTTGGAATCTTTGTCAACACCTTTTCTGAATTTTCGATTTTTGATGAATCCTGCTCTGATAGTTTCACATAAGTTAGTTCCGCTAAAGTTTCTTTTAATTCCGTTCTAAGCTTGTCTTGCTCATCTTTTCCTTCTGTTATCAAAGCTGAGCCGTTTAGTGTTACACTTTCCCCAGGGATTGGCACTGTTCCAAACTTTGAGCGTACCTGGCCTAGTATCTCTTTGCATAAAGCAAGCGCAAACCTTCGAATCCATTGCTTGCCAATTGCGTTAATGTTCACGAAAGGAATGTTTCCTATTGGAAGCGTGTTCATATTATTGACGCCATCCACTTTTGGGTCATCGCTATCCCAAGCATCACCAGGGATTGAAAAATCTACAAACATCTTTCTAGGGCCGTGTGTGTAAGGAATCGGATATATTCTAAGTTTATTGTCTCTTAGTTCGTAAGAAAAGTGAGACATTCTAGTGTATATCGCATCCTCGAACGCCATTGCTTGGGCCTTGTTATGCCATGCAGGTACTAATTGAAAAGTTGAATCATCAGAGAACTGACCATAGTTGTGAAGGTTTCCCACAACGTTCAGTCCGCCATAGTATCCAAAAAACCTCCACATTGCATGTGGCGTCTTGTAATACACTTTCTTGACTAAAATCTTTTTGTTTTTTATCTTATTGAAAAAGTCTGAGTCCTCACTTAACGAAGAGCCTGATATTATTTCCTGTAAGTTGTAGTCCTGCTGTCCAGTTTGGACGTCGAAACTTGCGGAAAACTGAACAGAATTTTTCAAGCCGACATCTTCACTGATTCCCTCTGATATTTTTCTTCCTATGGCGTAGTCAAATTTTGGATACTTTAAAGCGACGTGAGAACCCGACAAAGAAGATGATAAATGCCCTGACATTATGTTGCCCTTTGAGTCGAAACTTCCAGTTGTGTTTCCTAAGGTATTTGACAGGATGTTTGTTGCTTGATGTATATTTATCAGATAACAATATTCTAATACAGCTTCCTCGTAAGCAGCATAAACATTGCCTTCTGTTAGTTCGATGTCCAAGACATCGCCACCGAGCTTTTTATAAACGTGCGAAACTTGGTCGACGGCACCAGTTACAAACTCCGATGAGTATAAGGGGCCAGATGTATCCGAATATATTTTGTAAGGTACCGCAGCATTAACTTTTGTGTTGTCACCTGTTGATGGTAAAACAACCGCAGATAAAGCGCTTGCTGGAGTCAATGTAGGTAAAGACATTTAGTGTCCCTCGCTATATACAGTTATTCATTATAACTAGTATTTGAGGGAACTAATCGGCGGAAGTCGTTTTTTTAGTTGTTCGCTTACGACGCGTGGCTGTCTTCTTTGTTTTAGTGGTGGTTTTTCTTGCTGGTGCCTTAACCTGCTTTAACGCATTGACTTTTGGTTCTTCAATCTGAATTGTTTGAAGCTGTGGCTCTACAGCTGGGACTGTTTCTTTTTTTGTAGTTTTTGTTTCTGGTCCTTTGTTAGTAACAACTACAACTGTTTCTTCTTCGGTTATTTCTTCTCCGGTCGTTAGGTCTATTTCAATCACCCCGCGTCCACTTAGTTTTGCGACAGTGCCTCTAAGTGCTGCAGCTTTCACTCTATACTTTGGACTTCTTAGTTTTCTTGATTTCTTACCCATGATATCTCCTTTGTTTTCAATGGTAGCATAAATAAATAGGTTTTAAATAAAAAAACCCCCGACCAAGAGTGGAAGGGGGTTTTGGAAGGCTTGTTAAACCTTAGGCGACGACAGATGACTCAATAACTAACCACTTGGCCGCGTCGATTTTTGCAACAATAAACCCTGCGCCGTTGCCGCCCACGAGGCCGGCGTTATCGCCATGGCCAGCGAATTCATCGTCAGTTGCAGGATAAAGCTTTAAGGCCTTGTTTTTCACGCCGTTTCCAATAATAAAAATTGCACCTGTAGCAACGTCAGCCAAAGCCGGCAGACGGGCGCCTTTGGTATCATCAGCTCCGGTGACCAAAACTATTGGGGCGGTTGCAGCGATAGCAGCTGCGTTGCCCTGATTGGCCCCGGCTGCGGCGACGGTTTGTACAGCTGCAGCAAGCGAGGTCAACCCACTAAGGGACGACCCTGTGAGGTTTAAGTCCCTCTTCAAATTCTCTATTAGTGCCTCGACTCTCGCGAGACCTACTCTTTTAGTACCCATATTTATAACCCTCCATTGGTTTTACCATTTATAATCATGTCATGAAACTGGGTAGTTCATTACATCACTAATAATTAGTGCCAAAAAAAACAAAACCCCCGGGCAAATCAATGTCCGGGGGTTAAGTTCATTTAATTGCTTAAGAATTAAATATTAAACGGCAGTCTTGCCTTCTTCACCAAGGAGACCACGTACAACAACAAGGCCATACATATCAGGTCGCACCATCTTCTTAGCGTAACGGGTCATGACACCCTTACGTGGCACGAAGTCTTCCGTACCAAAGATGGTTGGTGTTACCTGCAATGGTACATAAGGAGCATACACGAAGCCACTTTCGAGGAACGAGCTACCCTTACGGCCAACGAGGATTACGTTTCGCAAGAAGTATGGGTCAACGTAAACGTCGAACTTCTTGCTCAAGCTACCAGCCTTAACAGCACCGATGGTGCCACGGTCCTGGTCAGCAGTTACGCTTGCGCGGAAACCACTGGTGAACTCAAGGATGTTAGCAACTTCTGGTGAACAAACAACAAAGTTTGCACCACCGCGAAGTGTCTTTCTGTGAATCTGAGCGCTAACGTCATTGATGGTTTCAATGAGTGTCTCATACCACTCACTAACCGTACCAGTGAAGTCAGGTGCTGCAGATTGGGCGCCGAGTTCGGCACCATTGCTGTCAACAAAAAGACCTGGTGCACGGCTCCAGTAACGAGTACCGGCGGTTGCACCCTGAACAAGCTCACCAAGAAGCTCACGGTCAATTTCCAAAGCAATTTGCTCAGAAAGAATACCAGTCAACTCAACCTCAGCGTCCAAGTTGTGATAAGCATTGAGGTCCTGACCCAATTCTGGGGACCACTTTGCCTTCAACTTCTTTGTCTGAGCGGTAACAGCGATGCTGTCAACCTTGATGTCGATTTCTGGAATCGTGTTCTTGCCTACGCTGTTACCAGCATTTCCGGTACCAGGCTGTGGCTCTTCAAGGCCCCAAACATCCTGACCAATAACAGACCCAAGACCATTACCTGGCTGCAAGTCGTCCTTGATTGGAAACTTAAATGCCATGGCCTCATCAATACCCGCGCCGCCGCCGCCGATAGAACCTGATGTGAAGCCTTGGTTGGCAAGGCCTGCAGTGCCATCTTTATCGTGAAGAACTACAATTACCTTATCTCCCTCAACACGAGTGAGACGACGGACGATAGTAGAGGCGCGGTCGGCAGCTGGCGAGTAATCAGTTCCGAAAGCAGCGAGAGCTTCTTCATCAATTGGTGAACCAATTTTCGCATTTAAAGTAGCAACAGTCCCGGTGTGTGCCAAAATTGTAACAACACCGCCATCGGCTAGAATATCAGCATCGTATCTAATAGCTTTCTTTTGAACTTCTGTTAATCCAGAAACAAGAGAAGCTGACACGTCAGTGACCAAGCCCAAGGCAGTCGTTGCGTCGGCCGGGGCGAATGAGTCTATTGCGAGAAAAACCGATGCCGTTGCCTGAGCGGCGCGATGGCCCATATCGTAATGTCCACCTGGGCCGTCTGCCCCTAGGCGTCCTGCAGGACCAGAAAGGTCCACACCGCCAGTCAAGCCGCGTGCAACAACGTTTCCGCCGTATACCGACTCGCCAGCCGCGGCTCCGCCACGAGCTGATTCATGCGTAAAATCAAGGAAGAAGATGAGGCCAGATGGCAAGCTCATCGGCTGAACCGAGATTAAATCGTTTGCAATCAATCCACCGAATACACGACGAACGATTGGGAAAGCAACTGCTGCGAAGCCTTCGACATCGCCAGCTGCCATAGATGAAGCCTCACGGAGAAGCTCCTTAGCCTGGTTTTCAAGCAGGACGGCCATTCCCTGCTTCTGCTGTCCCTCGTTAAGACCTTCAAGAAGACCGGTCTGCTCCCACTTGTTAAGTAGAGCTTCACCTTCCTTCTGAACGTTACGCTGAACAACACCTTCTGTAAGTCTCTGTAAAACAGACATTATATATTACCTCCAAAAATGTTATTTTATGTTTTTATCCCTGCTAATTTCTGTAATCTATCATACACAGGATTAGCAACCTTTTGCCTTTGCTCGCTTCGAGCATTTACAAGCAACGTTGAACGTCTTGAAACGGCCTCGTTTAAACCACCAGACCTCTTCTCTGCAGGGGAAGAAGTGATTGTATCTTCGAGTGTATCAAAAACTATCTTTGCTTCTTGTATTGTTTCGGCTTTTGAAATGGCTTCGACAATTTTCTCTTTTTGTCGCTCATTCAGGGAGGCATTTTCTAAAGCTCTGTTAATGTACAACAACTTCGCGTTAGAAACATTCGTGGTTTCCAACTTTTCTTGCAAAGTTTCAAGTGTTGTAGAGTATTTTTCTATCTGTGCCTTTAATTTTGTGGCAACAGTTCCTAAAGTTTTGTTTTCTTTCTGTAAGGCTGCTACTGTTTTGCGCAGCTCTTCGTTTTCTTCTTTTACTTCGCTATCTTGCTCTCTCGCAAGTAACATAGATTCGTATTCGCGCATGATAGACTCAGGGGTTCCTGCCCATCCGCTTTTTTGAGGCTCGAAGTCAACCCTGACGGCTTCTTCAAGCTCGGAATCAGTATCGTCGTCAAGGTCTAGGTTGTTTATGATTTCTGATATCATGCCCTCTAGTTCGTCTGCATTTACCTCAACATCGTCATCTTCTATCTCAAGCCCATCATCGTCATCGCCAAACTCATTTTCAAAGTCTAACTCTTCATCATCGTCTTGAACGTCAATTCCAATTTCGTCATCCTCAAGTTCGTCATCTCCGCCGAAAACACCAACCTCTTCTTCATCTGGAAGCTCGGCTCTTAGAGAATCTAACTTTATGTTGATGATTTCATCTTCTGGGTCAGTGAGGTCCGGGTCAAAACCTGTTGGAATTTGGTCAAAAAAGTTATCTTCTTCCTCTTCTGGTGTATCTGTATCGAGGTCATCTTCTAAGCCGGGGTCCATTCCAGCATCTTCCATGCCCATGTCGGTGTCGGTATCTAGCTCCATATTGCCCATTCCCATTGGGTTTGGGTCGGAAAGCGACGCGTCTGTGGCTGCGAAAGGGTCGCCCTCTTGCTCCAAGAGCCTATCCATCGCATCTTTAACTTCGTTGGAATATTTCTCAATTATTGTATTTTCTGCGGTCTTAAGGGCAGCTTCCTTAAGCGCTGTGGCATCAATAATGGCTCTTTCTAATAAACTTGACATTGTGTTTTAACTCCCGAAAATATTACACTAATACACCGATAACAAAAGTTTCTCTAAATAAATAGTATTTCGTTTTTTTAAGAGAAAGATTTTTTTGAATGGTCAAAAAGTTGAACATCCAGCAGAAATTTTAACATCATTGCCATTACCGTCCCAAATTAGAAGGGCCCTATCGGCGCCGTTAATATCTATTACATGAGTAACAACAGAGTTTTGCACTCCGCTAAAAGTGTCTAGCTTTGCCCACCTGTCATAGCCCATACCATAAGATTTAAGCCACACTGTTACTGCCGGCTGTGCGTTGTCACCTGCTTCGGATATTCTTAAGTTTAAGTATCTTTGATTTTCAGTAGAGAATCCATCTGTCGCAAATATGCCAGGCCTTGCAGCTCCGGGTTCGTCTACCAATGTTGCGTTTGTTACTGTGCCATTTCTGCCGCCTTTAGAGTCTATAGCGGTTGGTAAAGTGTCTCCATCTCCAAGTTTCCACCAGGCGATAACACTATTATAATCACTAAAAGTTGTAAGATTTAAAACTCGACCATTGTTATAAAGCTCGGATACCTCTGTTACTGATAGTTCTTTGTTGAACATTGCAACGTTTGTCATCTTCTTTTCAAAATCTGCGCTGCCATCATCGGTAGACCCTATAACTACATCCAAATTAGTGTTAACCATTCCGTTATAGTTGTCATTCGTGTCTTCCCGTGCGGTGACGTTGAGCACTGCATTGACATAAATGTTTAGGCCATTCTCATGTTTTGACCCATCATAGGTAACAACTACGTGGTTCCAAACATCATGCGCTATAACGCCACTTGTAGCTTTAATACGATTTGATGACTTTGCTGGGTGCCCTTGGCCTGGGTCATCAGTATTGTTTGGGGCATTATTATCGTACAGGTTCCAAAGCACTCTGCCATCCAATTGGCCAAAAAAATATTCTACATTAGTGTTTCCACGAAATTTAGAAACAAAAACACCCTGCCTTGCGCCATCAAGATTAAGGTCAGGCTCGTCTATCATTACCCAAGCTTGTATGGAGAAAGGCTTATCACTTCCGACATTTTGGGTGCCATCTGTAAATGTAAAAACATCGTCATCCGACACACGAACAAAGTCATCAGTGCCATCAAATGCCATCACTTTGGTTGCTGGAAAGTTTGTGGGTGGAGTTATCGAGGCTTCCGATAATATATTCTTAGTGCCTCTTGTTTTGCCCCAGCTGCTGTAGGTATGAAAGCTTGACATTACTTAAACCTTAAAATGTGGAACATGCAGCGTAAAATTCGTCGCCGACTTGAATGGCCCCAGCTCCACCAGCTCCAGTGTCCTGAAAGTAAACTTTGTCAACTCCACTTATCTCAAACACTGAATAGTTTGCTTGTGATGCGGTTGCTCCGATAACTGCGTTGGTGGCCGGTGTGCCGACAGGTCTAAGAATTGCCCAGGTTTCAAACGCATGGCTCCACGCCCAGACTGTAATTTGCCTAGTCGCCACAGTTGCATCGGCTATGAGAGCGAGGTGCAAATACCTTTGATTTTCAGTTACGTGTCCATCGCCGACAACTGTAGGGGCCGCGGTCTTAGCGCCGGCGACCTTTCCTATCTGGGCCTGGGCAGTGGAACTAGCACCATTTAAATTTTTTGGTCTACGAGTTCGACCCCAGCTTGACGCAGTTCTGAACTCTCCTGCGTTTGGTGTGTGACTAAATCCTTTGCCTGCCATTATATAATACCTCTACTTATATTCGTTGGAAAGTTTATTTTTTTCTTTTTCCACAGCTTTTTTAATTAGTCTCTTCTTTTCTAATTTTTTGTTTCTTCTTTTAACTGAAGGTTTTGTATAGTATCTTCTTTCTTTGACTTCATCAAGAATACCACATTTTTTTACTTTTTTAGTAAACTTTTTAAGCATTCTCTCAAACTGCTGCTGGTCTCTTATATACACTTCTGCGTGTACTGGAGTTCTCTTTCCCATTTTAAAGTATCCTTTTTTCTGTTTTCATTTTAGTGCATTCCATTTCTTACCCGCGAGACTAAAGAGACCAGATATGTCTACTCCTGAATCACTAGGGTCCCTATTGGCCAAAGGGCTATGGGGAGATGCCGACGGTGATGGAGCACTCTTTAAAGGCTCGGTACCTTCGAAAACGCCTGACATGCTTTCTTTTCCGATAGCGTTTAATATTTTCTTTTTTGCTTCTGCCAAAGACTTTCTGCTGTTTTCTTCTCTTTCTGCAGCAATTTGCTTTGTAAAGTCTTCCGGTTCTTTTTTAGATTTTTGCTCAAGCATTATGGTTTGGGCCTTCGTTAGCCCAAAAGCTACCTCTGCAATAATCTCCGAGAGGACGCCTTCTTCGAATAATGCTTCTTTAACACACTGCTTAATGAGTGCTTTTAATTCTGATTTTTTCATTTCTTGCCGAACTTATACAATATATTATCAAGCGCTCTGTTGACTTTGTCATTTTTGGTAAATATATTTGGGCGGTCTTTAGATTCTGTGAGTCCCATAAACGCTCCGGGTGTAGATGGGTCTGACACCATATCAAAACATATTAACTGAAAGTCGTCCTGAACTTCTGATATTCCATTTCTCTCTTCCAGGGACCCCAGGCCTCTGGAAGATATGCCAAGAGATACTCCACTTTCTACTAGCGACCGCAGTATCTTTCCGGACGGGGTGGGCAGGACCTTTATCTTACCATAACACTTTGGGCCGTCCATCCATATTGCGGTAACAATATGAGAGGCATTTACCAAATTGATTACAGAAGACTCAGGATGGTCCAACTCACCAAGGGCGCGCCCCTCTCTAACGAGCTTCTCATAAAGCGCAACTTCTCTCTGCAAAACTGATAGCGGATAAGTTCGACCGTTGCCGTTCTTGACTTCTGCCTCCTGCATCAGCCCAGACAAAATACAGCCGCCTTCAGCAACAAACTTCTTTTCTGACTCTGTCAGTAAGTCTTGGCAAATTCCACCGTCACATAATTCGTAATATTCTCTTATTAACTTCATAATAAATTTTCCAATTTAGCGGGGGCTACCCGCGTCATTTACGACCCCTTGCAGCAGTTAGCAACTGGGCGTATCATCCATCTTATAGTAGCGAAAGGCTTCATAAAAACTCCTCAATTATTATCAATTCTTATTCCATCATCTGTAAAAGATACAGAAAAAATATAACTTACAAGAGACCCCAGGCAACCCAAGAATAACCCTGTTGTCAAAGAGTAATCAAAAGTAAATAGTTCTGTGTGTTTGTTTGCTGCCCACAAAAATAGTCCCGACCAGAAACCGGTGCACATGGGACAAGAAAAGAGCTGACCAAACCAGCCCTTGGTCGGGCGTATTTTATCAAAGATTTTACCATAAACCAATATTTGTGTGAGACCGGCACAACAAAGAGAAAAATAGATTAAATTCATTCTTTCTCTTTTGCGTTGTGTTCTCGTACAAGAGAGTAATTGTACATGAATCCGTATGGGCCCCTAGTAAAGCCATGTGAACCCTTCTTATCGGAATGTGGTACATCTCCTAACTCTGTTGAGTCTTCTGCATCCGGCTTGAGCAGGCTGTCCAAGTAGTCATCTTGAAGTTTCTTACTACTGGTGAAGTAAGGCTTTTCATCATTTAGATATCTATCTAGAGAATATATAAAAGCCTGTGTCTCGTCTATACCTTTTATGGAGCTCTCTAGGATACTAGCCTCCAAAGAACCGTGGATGTTCCCCCCCCTGATGGTAGCCTTATCAATAACGCCGGCGCGGCTGAGAAAGTTAAACATTCGGTCCTGAGCTTCGTACACCTTGTCAGTAAGTTGGTCCTTGGGGAAAGAAATGCACTTTTTATCGCTGGGTGATAAAATAATGTCTATATCTTCATGGTCGAAAATCATTATTTTTCCATCTAGTGTCCTTCTTGCCTTAAGGCGGACCCTGGGGTCCATCTGTATATCAACTGATATCGTCATCTTTTTCAATCTCGTCTACTAAAAGTTGAGTTTTAAGTATGATTTCTAGCAAGTCAGTATCCACCTCTTTATCTTTATAGGAATCCAACAAGGAGTATACCTCATCTATTTTTACTTTTAAATCATTATCTTCTACTATATAGTCTAAATTTTTTGAGGAATCTAACTTTGTTTTTAGGTTACTTATCTCTTCGTTTATATAGTACTTCATCTCCAATCCGTTGTCCGAAAATGATGAAATATATTTTTTAAATAGCGTTTTTTGACTTTCGTTTAAACTACTCGCATACTCTTCATTAAACTTGTTTACAAACGTATTGTAGACAATATTATCAATAGGTTCTTTGTCGTCAGTTGGAATTTCTGCTGATGATGACATCTGCTCTATTATATTTTCTTCTAGGAGGACCCTATCTTTTACCGGCAATGCCTCCTGAAATATAGAATATACTGTTGCAATATTTTTGTAATTTGGAACGAAATTTTTAAAAAGGTCTTTTGACAGCGTTTTGTTTATCTTGTTGATGAGGGCAGACTGCTCTCGAAAAATTGTAGACTTATTGAGCGAGGAATATTCTGCTTTTGCCTCTCTCAAGAGCTTTTCCGCGGTGTTCTTCTCTAAATCTTTTGTTTCATATATCGTCTTGTATAAACCTAACTCTTTTTTAAGTTCTTTGTTGGGGGAGAAGTGTTCCTTCATAATCTTAACAATTTTATTTTGTTTGTTTTTATTGTTTTTGATAATTGATTTGGCTAGCTCTCTAACCAGGGCCTCATAAACAAATGCAGTATTTCTTTTTTTATTGTGCTTTAGCCTCATTATTTATTTTTCCTCGATGTAAAGTCTAAATTTTCAAACAGTTTCTTTAGCTCCTCTTCTTGTTCAAAGAGTCTTTTTTCTTCCTCTTCAGAGTAATTAGTTTTCTTTGATTCGTAAATACTAGTTCCCTTGGCCAAGCCCGTTAATTCGCTATATCCTGGGTATACTTTCCTTGATGTTCCGGTTTCTGGTGTAGCTGCTCTATTCATATTCTTCTTTCTCGGGCCGGAAGTGCCTCTTCTGTCTCCACCCGGGGAGTTTAACCTAGGCTCGTACCAGCCGTGAGACTTCTCTGTCGTAGTTTTAACCTTGCCTTTTTCCTTTTTTACTTGGCGTCCTTTGTCGTCTCTCTTTGCTGGAGGAGCTGCCAAAAGGCCACCATCAGGGGCGGCGCCGCCAGCGTCTGGGGCTGCAGCCGGCGCTGCTTCAGGTGGGGCCCCTGGGGTCTCGGTCGTTGGGGCGCCTAGTTCTGGTTCCATTCCAGCCGTGCCTGTGCCTCCTGGTTCGCCCATATCAGCTGCGAACTCTCCTCCGGGGGCTGTCGCTGCAGCCTGTTCTGCTTCTGCTGCAGTCTCTAAAGCGGCTTCGAAGCGCCTATCATAGAACATCTCCCTTCTGTTTCTCAGGAATTCATCATCACTCATACCAAACAATCTTTTCGCTAGCCATTGTTTCGAGAAGAACCCTTCTGTCGCTGAAGAGGCTATATCAAACTTGGTTTTCCAGTGTTCCAATTCTTGCATCTCTGATATCTTTGATGGATTATTTAACTTAACCTTGAAGCTGACCAAGTCTTCACTTCTATACCCCAGAGTATAAAGGTGAATTACGCCTATCTTTTCCAACTCAGAAATTATTGACCTTTGAAGCCTCTGCACTGTTCTGGCAAATCTAATATCTTTTTGCGCCAAAGTTGATTTATCTTCTTGGGCTTTTTCTGCATCGGAGCTTAAATAAGAAGCTGGAATTTTTAATGCAGAAAAGAGTTTATCTCTAAGATACTTAACATCATCTATATCTCCGGTGTACTTTCCCCCTGCAATAGACTCTATTTTAGTTCCGCTCGTACCTCCACGAACGGGTATAAAATAGTCCTCCTCTACTGAGAGTGGGTTATACCTTAAATCTACCCTGCCAGTATCTGGGTCGACCACTTGATTTCTCTTCATTTGTGTCATAGCTTTTTGCATATACTGCTCTACGTCTTGTGGAGGTATATTACCAACATCAATATAGAAAGCGCGGCGCTCAGGAGAACGAACAATCCTGTAAGCCATCATTGCATCCTCTAAAAGAGTCAGCTGGCGCCAGATTCTTCTGGCTGGTTCCAGCACTGATGTTCCGTAAGGGTTATATTTATCGTTACCGAGAACTCTAAAGTGTGCTATCTGCCAATTCTCTAATGTTAAGCCTGCTGAATTCCACTGAAATTGGACATAGTTGGGGTTTGTCTTATCTTCGCCCTCCATTCTTTCCAATTCTGAGGTGGGTAGCCCAATTGCTGAGGTTATTCCTAAATTTTCATCAATGTCCAAGTACAGGAAAAAGTCCCCGTATTTACACATCGACCGGCACCAAGAAAACAAATTATATTCTATGTTTAGTATATCATAATATAACGATTCTAAAATTAGCTTTATCTCTTCATTATCACAATTTATACCTAGAACTTTATTCAAGGCACTATAAGTTGTCATCTCGTCTGCAAATATATCTAGAGCAGAGGCTATTTCTGGTGTGTACTCCATTTGGTCAAAATCGACATACCTTTCCGTTCTAGCTTGCGCTGCCATCGCTTGGGCCTGGAGATTGTCATATGGGTTATACGCTGTTTTCTTGAAGTCCGCCCCAGAAGCTGAAGTGAACTTTGTGGCATACCTGTCCAAATCCATTCTTCTCAGCCTGTGACTTGTCTGTGTCCTGTAGTTGACTAATGGTCCGGACAGGAGTCTGGTTAGGCGCCTAAAGAGGACACTTTGAGTGTTTCTTGGATTATTTTTATTTTTATTGTTTGACATTTATTACCCCTTCAATAACCATGGGAACTGCGTGCTTACTTTTTGATGATTTTTTAGGGTTTCTGACATTTTCATGTTCTTTGTGCCTATCATTCCTTTTATTCTGGTGTCGAGTTCGTTGGTGCTTCTCATTATACCACCAATGAACGCTTTGTTATACTCTAATTGTCTCTTATTAGCCGATAGAGCAGTGTCTCTAATCCAGCAACCAACTGCACAAGCCATTATTAAATCATCGTTATACGACCTCATAGCCTCTGGGCGCCCATTGTTCCAAATAAATGTCCTCATTTCCGACAACATTCTGGCTGAATACAATGTAATTAGGCCATTTCTTATAAATTCTTCCATCTTTGCGACTATTAGCGGACGTGTCTTAGAAGTCATTGAGAAGCCCGCAACAGCGTTGTTCATGTTTTCTGCTTGGTACTCTTCGACAAACTCATGTGTACTCTTTATAGAATAGTAAAGATTGGGATACTCTGATTCTCTCAATTTTTCTAACACAGCAAAGCCAACTGTGTTGTTTTCAACCACTAAAAGCGCGTTTCCGTATTCAACTCCTAGGTCATATAAGACCCTAGAGAATATATCTGGAGTGCACTTGCCTTTGTACTCTGCTACTGCGGTCATAGTTTCTGTGCAAAAAACTATCGCTGTGGAATAATCCTTGCCATCCCCACGAGCAACATCAGCCGATATAAAGTAACTCTTTTCGTCTTTCCTCTTTTCCCAAATCCAAAGATTTCTATCAAAACCAGTCCTATATTCGGGGTCGACACAAAGGTTACCATATTTTTCTAAGTCTTCAGGAGAAAAGACCGTCTCACCGGACATGTTGAAATTGCACTCTAACTCTTGAGCAATCTCCCTGCGAGACATGTTTCTAGTCTCTTTCTCAAACCAGGCTTTATCTCTATCTGGGTGCACACTCCATGGGAGCACAGTAGGGTGAAAATCATTTTCCCCGGAGTCAGATTCGCTATATATCTTATGAAACCAATTTCCGACGCCGTTTGGCGTTGAGAGTGCGATGCAGCGGCCGCCTGTTGATAGAGTTGGATAAAGGCCCATCCAGAGCTCCTCAAGGCCCTCAACGTGGGCAGCTTCGTCTATCACCAGTAAAGACAAAGCCTCGGAGCGGCCAGCGTCACCAGAGGTTGACGACGCTTTTATCTGAGAGCCGTTTGATAATACGAAGCTTGTCCTATTGTCTATGTCTACATTCGATATTCTGAGCCAGTCTGGAAGGTTCTTTATTATTGCTTTTACTTTTTTTACTAAATTTGCTGCCGTATTAAACTTTGTCGCTATAACTAATACATTTTTTTCTCTGTGGAACATCATTAGCCAAGCAACATACGCCGCGGAAATTGTAGATATTCCAAGCTGCCGGGCTTTCAATATAACGTTGAATCTATAATCCTGAAAGTCTTCCAATAGTTTTTTTTGGAAATCATATAAGTGAAAAGGAATCAAGCCCTTTTGCGGATGGGTTATTTTAGCGTATGTATTTATAAAATAATCCGGAGTTTTGCCGCACTTGACTATTTCTCTCATCACTTCTTTCTTGGAAAGAGAGAAAGACATGCTAGCTGCTTATTTTTTCATTCCGTGGTCGAGCGCCACCTAAACCGCTGAGAGCTACCATTTTTTCGTAAGCTGGGTCTATCTCCTTTTCCGGCTCGGTGGGTACTCCTCCAATCTTATAACACTTGTGAACCTTTACGCTGCAGCGAATGCGGGATATATATTCCACAAGAACATCGACTTCGCTTGGGTCAGAAAGCGAAAGCGAGTCTTTTGCAATCTTGTTATATTCCTTCTGGATGAATGACTTGACCTTTTCAACCATTGACTCCATCTCTCCCTCGAAACCGTTAGAGTGCACCTCTTTTAGAGGGATTTCTACATGATATTTAATGTGAAGCCTATTTCCGGAAATGTGAGCGCCGAAGCCATCCATGATTCTGGAGTCTATGAGTGGGTTACCCTCTTCTCTCCTGAGACCAATCTTAACAGGCTCCCCTGCTTCATCCAGAGCCCCATCGTATGAATTTGCCAAGACCTGTGATATTCCGTTTATAATTTCTAAAGTTGTAGCCATAAATTTTTTTACCTCAATACAGATAGCTTATAATATAAATAGTCAGTTGTTCGGTCTCCACCCCATTTTCCATCTTTCTTCGCGGTCTTCGACATATTCTATATAACATCTATAACAACAATCAAATTTATTCATGTATAGGTCATCCTGAATTTTTATGGAAAAGGTTGAACAAACTGGACATGTTCTTTTTACTCTTTTACTTGTTTTTTTATCTATGATTTCAAAACCTTCTGCTTCTTGAGGTTTTTTAGAATTTTTTCTATTTTTATTATAGAAGTCCTTTAAATCGTTAAGATATTTTTGCTCCTTGTGTTCATCCCAGTTGCTTTTTGGGTTTTGAATCGCTTGCTTACCATACTTGTCTTTTATAGCTTTTTCTATTTTAGCTACTTCGTTGTAATCCATGTCATTTTACCGCAAAAACAATTGCTAACGTTGACAAGGCGCCAACCAAAATACCGCCGGTAGCCCACCACACAGAATAGTCGCTTGGCCGCTTCATAGCTGCAGCGGTTAGTTGTTCTATTTCATTATCTTTTATAAGGTTTATTTCTTGGTGTTGCTTAATTAAAGACTGCACCCTTATATTTAACTTTTCAATTTCAAATTGACATTTTGCTTTTTCTTTTTCCACTTCATATTTAAGTTTTAATTCGCAACGAGCCTGTGCTTGGCCGGCGGCCGTTATTAGCAGCGCGTTTGCATGGTCGTCATAACACCATGCGCCGCCGGCGCCGTCGAGTCCAATCTTAACTAGCGTATCATAATCTTGTACGTGCGTAAATGAGGCTGGGGGCAGTACTGTTTCTCCAATTACAGGGTCAGCTAAAGCAGATGCTGGTAACACCATCATAAAAGCCAGACTTAGTGCTATAATTTTATTCAACAAACTGAAAGCCGAATTCTTTTTGTATTCTTTTTTTAATTTCATTGGGGTTTCCTTTAGATTTTATAACAATTTGCTTGACTTCTTCTTTCTGCATTTCAGAAAGTTGCTTTTCCTGTTGCAAATATTTATTTTCAAGCTCAATGATTGTATCTTGATAGGTCACTAAAAGTTTGTCTCTCTTTAATAGCTCATCAGCGTGGCTCTTCTTTAAAGTTTCTATTTGCTTTTTATACGATTCTTTCCTTGAGTGAATAACTTCAACTAAAGCATCTGTATTCCTTCTGGTCACCACATAAACTAAAACCGTCCAAAAAACAATAAAAGGCACTTGCCAATATTCTTTTAACCAAATGTAACACTTCTTTAAAGAAGTTTTAATTAAAATCCAACTCATTGTTCACTTGGTCCATGCTTCCACTTAACAGCAAGGTCAACTAGTGCTTGCGAGCCAATATAAGCCAATGTAACTGCAACCCAGTCACTGCTTGTTACTGTACCATACATGCAAAGTCCTGTTCCTGTAATCCAAGCAAGAAATTTTCTAGATATAAATTTTTCTGTATACTTGTCCGCGAATGCTTTTACCTCTGCCACCATTTTATCCTCCTATACATTAACGTATGCAAATCCATCTTTTCTCTCGATATTAATTTGCATATCAACACAATCTTTTAAATTGTCTAGATGTGAAATAAGAATAACTGTCTTAAAATATCCCTTTATCATATCTAAAATCCTAACAAAGCCCTCCATATTTTCTTCATCAAGGGCGGTGCCGGGTTCATCTAATATAAATAGGTCGGACTTTGGTAAACTTGAAACTGTAAGAAAGGCTAGCCTAATTGCCATTGCTGCAATAGTCTTTTCTGCGCCGGAACCCATCTCTAGTGGTCTTGCATCATGTCTAGGGTGTTTAATAAGAATATCAAGCTTGTCATCAGAATTAGTAATAAAAACCTCAAAGTCAACAATATTTGTAAGTATCTTGGCAATTTCTTGATTAATAAAAGGCAGCCTCTCTTTAATAATCTCATATGAAACACCATTAGGGTGGCAACAGGTCATAAGCAGGTGATAAGCCGCAAAATCATCTTTAAGGGTTTCATATTCTTCAAAGCCCTGCTCTAGGTGCCTCAATTTTTGCTCTAACGAACCGTGTCTCTTATGTAAAGTCATAATTTTATTTTCACAATCTTGTAATTTCAATTCACACTCTTGAATAAATATTTTTTTTTCATCTCGAGACTTAATTAGGTCTTTTAAGTTTTCAATTGCATCTTTGTTTTGCTCGTACTCAAAGCTCTTGCTTTGAAGCTCCTGTAACTCAACTTGTTCTTTAAATAAAGAACTTTCTGCTTTTTCAATAAACAACTTGTTGTTAGCGATACTTGTAGCTAAAACGTTTCTTTTCTCTAGAAGTAGATTATATTTCTCTATATGGCTTTCAATTGTTTCTGGGTCATTCTGATTTAAAGCTTCTCCTGTTTTGTTCACATCTCTAGATAGTGTAGCAATTCTAGACTCACAAATCTGAATTAAGTCTCCTGCTTGGTGTGCGTCTTTAATAAATCTGCAAGAAGGAAATTGAGAGCCGCAAGGTACCTCTTTCAGTAGGTTTTGTTTTTTCAGGTTTCTATCCCTCTCTTCGCTTTGTAGCTTAATACTATGAATAAGTTCTTCTATCTTTTTCTTATTCTGAGTAATAAGCTCTTTCTTTTGCGTATATGATGCAATATCAAACTTTCCTACAAAGCTTGCAATCTTTTCATACCTCTCTTCACTAAGCCTAAGCTCTTCTATAGATTTTGTTTTTTTAGAAGTAATACCAAGAATTGTTTTTTCTTTTGTTTTGATAGCGCGTGAGGTCATTACAGGGTCTATAATTTCAGCTGGTACCGACTCAATCTTTGCTTCTACTGCCAACAATTCTTTGTTAGCGTCTAATATAACAGCCCTGATATCTGAACATGATGCCTTGTTAGATTCAATACTAAGCTCGCTTTTTATGATATCTCTTTTGAGTTCAGATATTTGTGTCTCAAAGTCGGTACCCTCTAGTCTTCTTAGGGCTACCTTAGTCATAGCAGAATCTTCTTTTGCCATTTTAAACTTCTTATCAAAGATTTGTAGGTCAAGAAATTTAGCCAAGAATTCTTTACGCTTTGTGGAGCCCTCGTTAATAAACGATAGTGAATCAAGCTGACTAGCCATAGAAGTCATAAGAAAATCACTTAATGTGCCAAAATACTTTCTTACGTTCTTGTCTGTATCTTGTCGGGAGGTTCCATTGAGGCCCTCTACATTTCCTGTGAGGTCTTTTCTGTAAAACTCAAGGTCAGTGCTCGCCTCTAGAGTCTCGGCCCCCTTAAGGCGCTTGGTATATTTCTTAGAGACCCTCTCTACAACATATTCATTATCATCAATCTTTATGGTTGCGGTGGCTGTGCAATTATCACGGTTCTGATTTATAATATTTAAATTTTTTCTAATAGATTTACTAGTTGAATTATAAAGAGAATACAACAAAGTATCTACAATAGAAGACTTACCTGAATAGTTTTTGCCGAAAATACCTACAATCCCCTCTAGTTTGGTGAAATCAATATTATTTCCCTCTCCGTAGTTAAATAAATTATCCCACTCTAAGCTTTGCAGGGACCAGTGTACATTTCTAAGTACATCTTCTCCTTCTTCAATTTGAACATTGTACTTTTTGTTCAAATCATAGACCTTGGCCATAACTTCATCGGTGACATCGTATTCTTTTAAATACTCTTGCATTAGAATCTCTTGTGTTTTGAGGTCACGAAGGTCTTGTTTTTTTAAACCCTTAGGCGCTTGAACTGTTATCTGTTTGCCGGCGGCTCTGTTAAGATAAGTTACTGACTCTGGCTTATATTTGTATTTAACAATATCAACTGCTTTTCTTACTTTGTCAAGGGTCACATTCTCGTCGGAAACAATACGAAGTCTGGCACCTGCCGGTGGTTTCTTTCTTGGTAAATTCCCTGCTTTGGTTAGTTCTAGCGTTACAAAAGGCTTTGGATTATTAAAAGTAATAAGCTTGTTAGTGAACTCGTTTTTACTTTCTATATCCCAAAGTAAATAACCCTTATCTAGAGATTCACCAAAGTTTTGCTGAACAGTTGAACCAGCATACCAAATTCGACCATCTTTGTCTAATTTTTGTGTTTTGTGAATATCTCCAAGGAAGGCAAAGTCAAACTCTTCAAAAATTTCTATACTGTGGTCTCCGCCCAGAGTCCAATTACTATCCGTCTTAGATTTGTTTATTGCTCCATGATAAAGCGCAATATTAACAAGGCTTTTGTCTGTTGGCTTGGTCCAGTTATCCTCATCGAATACTGATAGCACATTTAAACAGAAGTCACTGTTAAGCTTAACTTCTCCTGCATTTTTAATCAATGATAAGTTTGAATTATTAATAGCTTTAACTATTGGAGACAGAGCATCTTGTCTGCTGTCGTTTCTTAAATTGCCGTCATGGTTTCCCAATATAATATATGTTGGTGCAATAGCTGCTAAGTTTTCAAAAAACTCACGACACATATCCACAAACTCTGGCGATATTTGTGTTTTGGTATGTGCGATATCTCCGCAATGAATAATGTAATCTACTTTTTCTTCTTTTAATGATTTATATAATTGCTTGAATATTTCTCTATATTCAAAGTGATATTTTAGATTCCGGATATGGGTATCCGCAATATGAGCAAATCTCATTTATCCTCCGATAATTATGTTCTGGATGTAGTATATCAGGGATTGCTAAGAGTGTCAACTAAATTCTTTTTAGTCCCAATTCTTTTAATTGTTCTGGTGAGAGTTTTTCTAGAATGATTTCAAACGCCATTTTTTCTGATTCGGTGAGCGCTTCCAGGTCCCCGGTTTCTGCAAGGTGGTCCATCTCTTCTTTGATGATTTCTTTTAGTCTTCTTTTGGTGATTTGCATAATGTTATCCCTTATTAAGCGTCATACCACCAGTTGTTTTTAGCAGCTGGGTGTACTTTTCTGTTTTTTCTATGGTTTTCTAAAATAAGCTGATTGTTGTGTTTAACACTTTCCATATAGGGGTTGACCATTTTGTCTTTTCCTCGACCAGTTAAGTCATTACCCATCGTGTCATACACTGGGACTTCATAATCATATACGTTTACAGGTGTCGTACTGGTATTATCAAAAACCCACTGAAAACCGTTGTCAGTCTTAACCAACGTGGCGCCGGCGTATTCTTTTGCAAACTGGTTATCGACTATATTAAATATTTCTTCTGTCGAGATGTACCCAGGGTTTCCAACTGTAAGGGCCCCGGGGCTCTGCAATTCTATGGTTTTCATAACGCTGTTGTATACCTTAAAATATTCCTTCTCCAAGGCCGCGAAGGCAAGCTCTTCGAGGTTTAAGTCTGGTGTGGAGTTTTGTATATCTTTGTCCACTTCGGCCGCGGCAGCCACGAGGGAGGCTTCAGCGCGCTTGTCAATGATATTTTGAATTGCTGTCGAGGCTTTTTTTATTGCTAGCTTCTTCGCATGGTCCAGTTCCCTGTCTCCAGCAGAGCCCGGGCGCCCTCGGGCGGAGCGGTAGGTCTTCTTAAGGTCTTGTTTGGTTTTCTGGTACCACTTCTTCTCTTCTTTTATTTGTTTCTTTTTAGTAGTGCTCACTCAATATCCCTCATAAGCTAAAAATCAAGTTTATATTCTAAATAGTCTAAATCTGTTATAAAGTCAGCATTTTGTTTTCTGGTCAAAAACTCATCTCGTGGCATCTCTGCAAGGTCTGGATATGGGTTCACTGGAATACTCTTGCAAGCAACTCCATATTCATGAAACTTCTTTGCTATAGAAAACTCTTTGCTTTTCGCATCCTCGTCAAGAGCAAGGAATACCTCACGTTTGCTCCGACATATCTTTTGGAATAGTTTGTGATTCTCTCGCAAGCTAGACCCAAGAATGGGAATGCAGTTTTTGTGTCGTATTGCATCGAACGCTCCTTCTACAATTACTATATCATCATCCCAATCAATATTTAAGTCATTGAATACCAAGTCTTTACTTGCTCTAGGGTTTTTATACTTCATCCAATCTTCAGTATAAGAGCGCGCTACAAAGTAATTGAGCTGACCTTTTGTATTGAACGATGGAATTATTACCCTGCCTTGGTATTCGCCAAAATCACAAAAGCCTATCTTCCATCGAAGAATGTCTAAATCTGTGATATCTCTGGAATATAGATACTCTAGTGCTTTTCTCTTATCTCCTGTCTTTGGACCTGTAAGTGATTTAAATTCTTGTGGAAAATTAATTATTTGGTCTGGCAGTTCGTCTGGCTCGTCGAAAATAAATTCATACTTCGATAAGTCAACTTCTTCTGCGATACTGGACCACTCTGCGTAATACTCTGAAGCGTGTTTAGCAATAAGGTAGGAAATTTTGTTGCCTGAGTAGCCGCAAATCCAACATTTAAAAGCATTCTTGTCAATATTGACTGACATTTTCTTTTTGTCGTGGTCGCACTTAGGGCAATGGAAAAGCATCTCGCCTCCACTAAACCATGGTCTTCCAAAGGCTTTTTTAAGTATTTCCCTCTTCTCTTGCAATTTTGTCACCTGCCAAAGCTATAATAATACTATCGCACATATCCAACACTCCTGGTTTTGGATTTCCATGCTTCGTATATATTATCTCGATATCGGGGTAATTGTCAACAACAAACTGTAAAACTTTTTCTTTAGCATTATCGCCTCGTTTGATACCAACACCAGCTTGCTTTCTCGCTGATGTGGCCGCAATCATCTTGGGCTGAGTACCAAATATTTCGTAACATAACCATGACACTATACCATTAAAACGAGATAATGTCGATAGTGTTTGTGCAGAAGAAAACCCAGAACGAAAAGAATGGAGCGACTGCTCTATGTAAATATCTGATATTTCATACTGTTTTCTAAGTTTAATTAAATTTTCTTTTAGAAAGGCCGCCTTATCATAAAGAGATGGAAACTTATTTTTATTTCTAGTGTCCCAGAAAAAACTTTCTCTTATTTCTCCGGCGTGGATAACTGCAATCCCGGTTATAGAGGTTGATATGTCAAGTCCTAAGATTGTTTTCTCTGGTGTACTCAATGTAGTTGTCCATTATTTCTTTTCTTACGTCGTCAGTATCTGCGTGATGCCACTGCCAAACTACAGAGTTCTTTAAGGTGTAGATTTCTCTTTCCATTTCTAGGTTCATTAGTTTCATGGCCTCAATTTGCTTACTTGTTGGCGGCGGAAAATCTATATTTAACTGTTCTGCAATTTCTATTATACCATAATAATCATCTTTTTCAAAAGATTCTCTTGCTTTTTCAAAAAGCACTTTTTTCGCAGACTTCTCGAAATTAGAGGTACCTCCGAGCCTATCGGGGTGCACTTCAAAAACTATTTTTCGAAAAACTTTTTTTATGTTTTCTTCTTTTTCTTCACTCTCCACTTTACTTTGTACGTCTTCTTCTGAGTACGAATAGCCTTGCTCTATTGGACTGTCAGCCTGATTGTGGTTGTGTTCTGATTCGCTGGTGTCATCTGCAAAGTCTTGATTAGGTTGGGCTGGTCTTGGACTTTCTTGCTTACTCTCTTCTTGGGGGTATTCAGTGCTGAGTCTTTCATTTAAATACCTAGCAAATATATCATGAGCCTGCATAGCTATTTGTCTTGTGATTTCTAAAGTACTTTTTAGATACTTCGTCCTCATCAGAACTGAAAAGAATCTGTCCTTTGCATCCATGCTAAAAATCCATTCGCATCTTTATCATATAATCTCTTTCTCTTCTCTTTTTGATTGGGTTTGCCAAAGAGGCAACAGCTATTAAGTTTTGGTCTTCATCATATATGCCAACTTTAGTTATAAAAGTATTGCTTTCAAATGACGCGCTGTGATTTGCAAAGTCTGATTTATTTATATTTTTAATTCTTCTGCGAGGCGCAAGGTACATTCTTTCTGAGCTTTGAGATTTGACACTCGATGATTCTAAAAATGTTGGATTAGTAGAGAAGTTTTCTTCATTTTTCTCAGAATGAGCCATCATTGTCAAGGTTGGTATCTTATTGTAGCCTTTGAACTTTATTTCATAAGCTGAGGATGCGACAGAGCCTGTTGTCACTGGGGTTCCCACGGTGGGAATTCCGGTTCCAAAACTGAGCCAGGTAGGGAACTCAGTGGCAGAATCTGAAAAAAAATTGTCTACATATCCGCCAACTGAAAGATTCCAAGAGCCGGACAACATTATTATACCCTGGTTATAGAGAACGTAGCCGGCTGTTGAGCCCTTATTATTGCCGTGAGTTTGAACCAGTAGTCCGTCTTTAGCTGTGTCCCTTAATGTTCCAGCGAGAGCTCCAGTGATGTAGTAATTTAGTTCCACTGAGCCTTTTTCAACTTTTGAGCCATAAAATATTCCTGGAATACAAACTAGATTTACCTTGCTTGTACCAAGGGCTCCATATTCTTTTACTTGGCCAAAGGTCTCGCTAGTTTCGACTAGTGACCTAAGTGCTCGAATATATTTTTTATTTGGGGCTGCGAATGTAGCCGAACCAATATTTTCAAAATTCTGAACATCAAACTCTTGACCAGAATCTATAAATATTCTACTTAGGCCGGCTTTGACTGGGTAACTTTGAGTTATCCTGTTTCCATATTGAATCTCTGTATTATCATCAAATTCTTGGACACTTACAGTTCTAAATGAGTATCTGGTTGTATTTTTTTCTATGAAGCCGTAAATCATAGAGTTGGCCGGCCTATCTACATTAAGTTCATGTAAGCTAATGTGACCATCTTCAATGTGCTTTATCTTATTAGAAAAGTTTCCATCCGATAATATTTCATTATCTCTGTAGTGAGAGCCGCTGTGAACTATGAAACTGTATTGTGGCTTAGTAACCAGAGAACTGTAAATCAGGTCATTTGGTCCAAACCTTTTGAGAGACATTTTAGTAGTCCAATCTAACTCGTAATGTTAGTTCGTTTGTTGGGTCTTTTCTTAAGGGCTCTGACAGCTTAGCAACCGCGAGAAGCTCATTGTCAGCAGAATAAAGTCCAACAGTCGTGACATAAGAGCGCGGTGGTGCCAAGACATTGTCTCCCTTTACTACTATTTTGCTCTGACTAAGGTATGTTGGGTTAGAGCTGTAATTAAATTCATTGTGGTTTGCTCTGCAAAAGTATATTGTTGAGTTTAACTCTGTTGTATTATTAAATTGAACCTTATCAAGTCTGTGCAGAAAGCTATCTGCGACTGTATCCATAGAAGCGGTTACCAGTGTTTGGACTTTTGTTTGTCCGTTTGATTGCCAAACAGCGTTGACCATATCCCCTCCGGCCACGTTTGACGCAGCAGGTATCACAGCCACGCCGGCTTGGTAAAATATTAAGCCTCGTGAGTCCCCAAACGTTGTTCCGTCCGCGGACGAGCCAGTATATAATATCCCAAATTCGCCGGCGGGAGAATTAGTGAAATATTTATTTCCAGCCTCCAAATCAGCAAGGGTGAATGTTGACGCAAAGGGTGCATCATAAGAGTTAGCCGAACCCATAGTTAGAGAAAAGGTCCCCTTTTTAATTTCGTCCTTAACTATTAACCTTGAAAGGTTGATAAAAAATGCGGACCCTATTTTGCGGCCGGCCGATAAGTTTCCGTCCAAATCAAAAAGACGAACGTCACCGTCCGTATTAAAGCCCATTAAAATTTGTGCCATCTGAGAATAGAGGTTGCTCTTTTTATCTAACATTTGCCCAAATTCTGAGCCTGTTACTATATTTCTTATGTCGTAGTCAAATAAATCAAGTGCCGCATTTCCGTCTTTGTTGGTTGCATGGCCTAGCTTAGTTCCCCCATAATGTATAAAGGAGGCAGAAGTCAAGATGCCATATGAAACGTCAAATATATGATTAGCAGAAGAACTAGCATACGGGTAGTCATACACCGACTTAAACATTCCATGAGAAAAAGATTTTATATTTTTCTGTGCTGTCTTGTCTGCATTCGTATAAGTGCCTGAAACTATAGTCCCAGTGATTGGTATATTCTCGTGCAAAAGGGTTCTTGTGCTAGTTCTGTCATTCTCTGCAAAACTTTTAAAAAATGTATTGGCCATTATATGCTCCTAATATTTAACTTACTACTTTTCTAACTATTCTAATTGGTATGTCTATAGAGTAACCTGTTGTAACTCCAACCACGTTAATCACCGTATCAATATATTTCCAACTCGTTAGCTTATCGTGGTCTTGGCTCGTGATTTGAAGATTACCTGTGCCAACTTGCCCAATTTCATCGAACAAAGTTTCACTATTTTGTACATGCACTGACGTTCTAGGATATATTCTTAGAATACTTCCAAGGGGGCCCGCGAAAGCTTCATTTATTGCAGCCTTGTCGTTTCCGGCGACGTCGTCATTAAAAAGCGAGGCGTTTCCAATTGCAACGTTGCCGCGGTGACGCTCATCCTTGAATGGTGAACTAAAGTCAGGTGTCGGATTTTGCTCGACGGCGCCATTCCTATCCCCTAGTGAAACGTAATAGGTAGCAATCCCATCATCGTCAACAAATTGATTCACCAAGGCGGTATTTGCAGTATTTAATGTTGCGTCTGGGACATTTATTCTAAGAAGTCTGTGGTCTGCTCTTATTATATATGCTGTTTCTACTAGGTCTTCAGGCATAATCGTTTTATAGGTTATTCCGCCATCTGTACTGTCAATTCCTTGGTCTATTGCTATGTGATTAGTTGGGTCTGAATTTATGTTCTTCACCCCATGGCCTCTGAGGAATCCTGACAAGAAATTGCGGTGCTCAGCAAGGTTTGCGTCATTTATATCTTCTTGGGTTTTGACATCTGCCAAAAGGTAATAAACCTTATCTGAGTGCAATGCTGTTTTATTATCGGAATCGTTATTAAGCTTAAGTGTTGGCAAGAAAAGTATATTATTCCTAATCATTGTGACTAGTCGGCTTTTCATCATAGAGGCGTTATCAGTAAAAGCCTCCAAAACAGGCGTTTGCATGATTGTTAAATCATAAAAAGCTGAGCCACTTGGGTGATTTGAATTGTATAGACCATAATTTATCTCTTCATCCCCCAGGGCAAACTTTGTAATCTTAAAATTACCCCTTGCCATTCTTTGGCGGCCTGCATCGGTCAAGACCGCATCTAGTATTATATCTCCCGAATTATCTAAAAAAGCCATACATAACTCCTCTTTATAAGCTAAAATTCATTAATAAATAGTTATTCAAATTAAAATAATGCTTTTAATATTCAAGAAAGCGGTTCGGGTGAAGGGTCCTTGCTTTGCTTAAACCCGATATTCAAATCTATCTTCTTTCCTGTCTTTTTTGACGTTATTCTAAATTTAAATTTTCTCCCCCAAACTGAACGCGTAGGCTGCGATGGCCCAAGGGACAATAAGCCCAGTTGAGGTGCTGATTTTTGGAACTCAAAATTGTCTCCAGGATTAATTAGCTGCAGCTCCTTTCTTAGTCTGTTCATTGTACTTTCATCTTCAGATGCTTCAATGTTTAGCACCCGGGTGAAGTTTATAACTTTTTGCCTCATTGCTGGTGATATCTTAAGTATGTTTTCAAACTTTTTAACAAACTTGCTTGAGCTAGGATTCATCTCATGTACATCTAGTTCCATGAAAATTCCAGCATCATAACTAACAATCCTTACCTTATATATAGATGTTGGATTAGAGCTTATGGCCTTGACATCTGGTAGACTCGACAAATCTTTTGGCAATTCTCCATCTTCGGACGGGTCATAATTATCAAGGGCACGAAAAACATAATAATAAGTTTTGTTTGGCTCTATGTCTTGCATAAGAAAGCCAGTCTTGCCATATGAAGGCACAACAAAGTCTCTTCTGGTTCTAGAGGTATAAAAATCCTGCCACCGGCTAGGCTCTTCCTCTATCCTTACACACAAGAAGTGCGATGGCAGTGTATCTGTTTTAAAGTTTATTTTATAGTTTTGAACGCCTGTTCTAAACCATATTCTGTTTTCTCTTACTTCTCCATAGTTTGTATCAAACAATATTGCAAACTTATCTTCGACACCTTGATATGGCAAAAAAGTAACCTGTGGGGCCATTGGGCGTGCATCTTCCGGACGGATAGTTTTCTTAAAAAACGGCGCAGGAATCAAGCAGAGGTTTTTATCTGAAATTATGCCTAAGGTGATGGCGCTGTGGCGCACATCATCAATACCCGGATAAATTCTACGCAAACCCTCTTCTGACACTAGGGGGGTGCCTTCCAGTCCCGTGGGGCGTTGCCAGTTAAAATATGTTTGGCTTCGTATATATCTGTAGTCTGTTGCAATAACAAAATTTATTGTATATATTTCGTATTCATACTCTCTACCGGGCACAACTTGAGAATCTATATACTCAAATTCTTCAACTCCGTCGGAGTCCATAAAATAAAATGTCTGCACTAGCTCGCGCGGGGAAGCTAATTCTCGTGGAGCAAAAGGGCTACGATTTGCCCTGTCACTATCTAAAATGCTCTGCCGATTGCTAAATTCTTCTTCTGAGAGTGCTTTATATTTTAAAACCTTATACCCTATTACCTCTGAGTATGCTTTTTTTCCTGACATCATGTCATGAAAATTTCTTTGGATTCCTGTTTCTGCAATATAGGAATTTAACTGGTCCATAAATACATTTTTTTGTATTAAGGTGTCAAGAGACAGCAGCTGTTTGTTATCCCAGTTATCGTACTTCAAGGGATACTCTTCGATATTTATTTGGTCATTTTGTATTTTTCCTACAATCGGCCCGAGACCTTGCGTTGAAAACTTTGGATGAAAATCAAGTTTAATATTGTTGACAACAACATCATTGTTTGTTATATCAACCGTCCCCTCTGAAGTTGGATTTAAATCATTTGTAATAAATTTGTCGTCTAAAAGACTTGTGATTCTCCTTTTTCCGTCTGGGCCGGCCGGGGATGATATATATTCTAGTATTGCTAAATCCAAGTTATTTTTTTTCAAAAAATTATTAACTATTCCAATCTCGGAGGAGCTAATTTTGATTCTGACGTAATTTTCAGGTGTAATATCTATATCTTCATCTAAAAATTGGGCAAGTGATGTATCTTTTCTTTTTAAAGTTCTTTTTTTAAAAATTAAATCATTTATTTCTTTAAGCTTTTCGACTTTTCTGTGAGTAAACTTCAGCACTTCTGGCGTCTGGTATACATTATCTCTCTCGTTTATGTCTGTGTACGATTGAATAACTCGGCGGGCTGCAGACAGTGAGGACTCTTGCTGTTCCGTGAGGCCGTCTATGTCTCTTATTGTACCATCTTCTGTTCTCTCCGTTAAATTTTTAATAGTCTGCTTTGCATCATAAAACTTATATATATTAGGAATTTCAGACTCAGATATAAGAAGCTCGGACTCTGAATAGAAAGATGGATTTTTTACTTCTGCCTCTACATCCGCCATGTGCGAAGGAGAAATTAAAATATTATTTACTTCCTTTTCATAAAAAGAGGCGGGAGCATCGAAGCAAAAATCAGAAAAAATATGTTTTTCATCGTTCAAAGGAAACCTAAAAAGCCCAGGTCTGTAGAAATCTTTGGCCTCTTGGCTTAGGTCTTCGCTAATAGTTCGCCACGCAGAGGAGCGGCTCCCAAGGCAAAAAATATCGTAAAATTCTTCTTTTTTTATTCCTGCAGGCATTGTATCTACATAAGTTTCTGCTTCTCGATTTGGCGATGTTGCATTTAAATAAGTGTCTTCTCTAAACTTAAAAATATATTGTTCAAACAAGGCACTACGAGATTCTCCCTCTATTACTAGGTTGGCTGGGTCGCTCCTAGGTCGGACCATTCGGTCTAGTGCCTCAAATGGTATGTTGAATCCAAAAACGTTACTATTTTGAAAATTCACATGACTTGGGTCGCGACCGAACGGAGAATAAAAGAATGTCTCTCTTTTATGTCGAAGCATGAATGCACCAGGGCCTGGAAATCGGTCTTGGAAAATTCCTTCTTCAAATTGCAGGTCTATTCTCTCAATCTCTTTTGCAATTTCATCGACGTCGCCGCCGTCAGTAAAAAAGCTTAACATTGATTCTCTAAAATTATCTCCGGGATTGGCTTGGGGAGTAGTACCAACAGTGGCGGCCGCAGATTTAACTGCTGTGTGATTAAAATTGTATGATGTGCTTCCAAGCAAGCTATTATACAAAGAAGCCAAAGGTACAAAGTTTCGACCATTAAAAGTTGAAACCTCTCTAGTTGCAGAAGAGAAACCAATCTCGTTGATAGCAGCGTTGTCCTCCATCCTGTCTGGTGCGGCAGGGTCAGGGGCGCCAGGGTTAGAAAAATCTTCATTTCGCGCTGGGCTTGGAAATGGTTGCTCGCCCGCGGGCGGTCGCGGCGGCTGAGGCGGCTCAGCCTCAAAGCCCCCACCAGGAGGTGGGAGATTCCCGGGCGGGTCAGTTCCTGTTGGGTCATCGAGTAACTCATCTGTACAAGGGTTTTCTCTTGGGTCGTTGTCGTTGTCGTGTGCCATAGTTTTAAATCTAGATAAAATTACTTATTAGTAACTAGAACCTCCTCCTCCTCCATAATTTGAACTAGTGGTACGTCCAGATGTTTGTGCACCTGTGCCTGTAGGGGTGGTTGCGCTTGTTGAAGCCCGTCGAGTAGGGGAATTGCTTTGAGCTACTGCACCGTTCAGTGAACCAGAGGAAACTACTATTTTATTAACTAAATGTAATCCGGCTGGTAATTTGGATTCTGGAATATATATACCAATATTTGAATCTGCCCCAGAGATTTGAAGGCCAGAGCCTATAACATACTTACTTAAAACAAAACCAATATCCATAATTGATGTTCTTGCGGAATTCCGTCGGTCGCGCTGATTGTGCCTGTAGTCTGACTCGGTATCTCCGGACATGACTATATCCTTAAACGTAGACTTTGTGCTTATTTTTTGTGAAACTTTTGCAATCGTCATAACACTCTTTACTGTATCAAACAAGGTCCCCAGACCCTCCTTTGTGTAGTAATAATCCTTATACACATCATCAATCCTCTTTTCAAAATCTTCACCGGATTCAGAGTTCAATATTTCTGTTAAAAGAGTTTTCTGCATGTCTACGTTCATGTGGTTGTTTTTCTCGCTTGTCGTCTCGTCTTCCCTTATAACCATAATCTTTGTTGCCATAGATTCAAAGGTGATGCCCCCCTGGGATGCCATGGTGTTATTGAAAAGCTTTAAAGGGTCTCTCATAAGCTCTCTACCAGGAATATCAATAGAGCCCACTGTTGATGCTTCTATTGCTGCGAAAATTCTTGCTTCTGCATCCGCCCTAGAAACCGAACCATCAAAAACCTCAACAGGGGAAACAATTTCTATACGGTTGCCGCTTATTGCCCGAAAATTGGGATTATCTGAATTTAAGCCACCGCGAAAATTTCTTATTGAAAATACTGCACCCAGACCTGCGTTGGGAGAAAAAGCCCCTGGTATCTCAACAACATCTCCTACTATTGGAATTGCTGGTTCCACTAAAATTGCATTTTTAGGAATAGTATTAACCGAAGCATTGCACGGAGCTTCTAGCGATACTTGGTTTGAAGGAACGTCAATGGTTGATTTTAAAGACTTTGAAGAGCTGTCAAAGTTCAGCTGTGAGTATCTGCTGTATTTTCTTAAAAATGTGACTTTCTCTAAAACTTTTAATGTGTAAGAGAAGAGTTCATAGAAAAATTCATAAGTTTTTAAGGTGGCTTTATTTACTTTGAGCTTTTCGAGCAAAAGTGTTCTCATGTCTTCTTGTTGTACGGCCGCGTTTGGGTCGAGAAGACTAAGGCTAAAAGGTGTTATCCCAAGTATAATCAGTGTTCTCAGGTATACATTAACAATATTTTCGACCGATTGAGGAGGAAGGTCCCCCCTGTTTTTTGCTTGTGCAAATTCTCTTGTAAATCTATCTTGGCCAATTATATAATTTCCAGAACTCCTAAACTGCCTTTGGGCAACGCGCTCAGCAAATAAGTCTTCAAATTGATGACCCTGGTAGTAGTCTGAGTTCCTGTAGTCCAAATATGGTATTGACGCCTCCTTTACAAAGTCTAAATATTCTGCAAGAAAACGAGAATATTCCTGATACAGACTGACAAGATATTCCCTTACGCCGTCTTTGAAGTTGATGCTTACTATGTATTCGTAAGTTCCATAGTCTATGTTCTCCCAGAGGTCATAATCTTTAAATTGGTACACCCTTTTGAGCCTATCTGGAGATTGCGACTGACTTATTGAGCACCTTTGATTCTCTCTGGTTGCTATTGAGAAGCCAGCTCGTACATTATCGGGCTCTGAATCGCCGGGGCAGTAAATCATTAACTTTCTAGGCTCATCAGAGTCGTATTCTTCCCTTTTACCCGTTGACGAAAAATTATTAGATAATGGCATTCTTGTTACTCTTCTTCTTTTTACTGTAAAATCGGAAATTTCACAAAGCGCAATCATGTCGTCAAGGATTGGGTTGGATATTTCAGGTAGTGTATTTTCCATAATATTGCGGAATATGTGACCGAATCTAGAATTGTGCATTAGCACATCATCACAATTAATCGTCATTATAGACAGGTAATGTGTCCTGTCGGTAAACGGTTCTGTTATCAAGGAAGATAAAAGGTCGGGGTCGACAGAAGTATCCATCACGCTAAATTTACTATTTCTTATTGAGCCTATTGCGGCATTCTCTAATTTTTCTCTATATATTGAAGTTCCTATATCTCCAACCATGCCAATTTGGCCTATTTGTGCGCGGACGTGGGCTATCAACTCTTCTCCCAAGGAAACATGAGGAGTATTAACGGGGGCCAAGAGACCTAAGCCAAAAGATTGGCCAATCTCATACCCGTCGTATGTGTTTTGTAAATTTCTGTTACCCAAAAGCGACTGACCTGTGTAATCTAGCGGGTTATGTACAAGGTTATAGACAACTTTTGTATTCTTAACTGGGCGCGCCGTGAGCCTCTCTCTATTCTCCATCTCCTCTACCACCCCTGGAAAGCCGAGGCCGGGACCGGGTCCGGACATCCAACCAACATAGCCACCAGGGCCGCGTTCGCCGTCTTCGTCTCTATGGTAGTGCGCCATGCCGCTATATGCACTGCCGTTTTCCCTGAAAAGTGCATTTACGTTTTCGATGACCTCTAGTCTTTCGCTGGGCATATCTTCGTCTACTTTTCTCAAGCATTTGTCGTACTTAAAGCGGCCGCCGATGCCAATAATCTCACCAGCATTTACACCTAAGTTGAAATCTTCTTTCATTCTTTCAACATCTATATGCATAAAAGAAAAAACGTCAAGAGAAGAGCTACTGTAAGCGTCCAAGTCTAATTTTTCTATAGAAGGGAAATCTACCTCAACTTCAAAATAGTGGTCACTAGATATTGAACCTACGATATTCTCTTGTGTTACTGCATCATCGTTAATAGATGCGTATAAATTTTGTTGAAGCAACTGCTTTTGTTGTACCAGTTCTTCTAAGCTAGTTATCGTTCTTCCAAATATTGCTGGGCGGCCGTTGCTACCTTCGTTAATTTCTGTACAAGCTTCCCAGGATTCAAGGGGCACCTCTAAGGCTGATGACCACTCCGAAACCCTGAACTGCGGATAGTTATATTTAATCAGCTGCTCTTCTGATAACTTTTCGCTTACTACAAAAAACACCTTTATATATTGATGAAACCTGCTCGATAAAAACCAACTTGAATTATTCTGGTTTCGAGGTCTCATCATTGAACAAAGTAAGGTTACTTTTTTTTCTTCAAAAACAATCCTCTCCACACTATAGTCTGGGAACGGCACTTCGAAGTCAAAGTTTTGTGGCATCTTTTAGCGGTCTCCGTCAAATATACTATTTCTTTGGTCAGTTATTCTTGTGCTTGAAACTTCTTTATCTACGCTTATATCAAAAAGCTCTTTTACTTTGGTCTCGGAAAGCCTAGTTAGAGACTCTTTGGTGTCTCTATTTTCAACTTCATGTATCTCGAATACTTCTATTTCAAAATTTTCTAACACATTTAGAGTGTTTAACTCCTCTAGTTCTATCGACACATCTCCCCCGGACACTTCTATAAAGCTATTATTTAAAAACACTATTTTACTAGATGTCAAATCAAAATATCGTCTAAAATCTCTTACCGAACTTGCAACCTCATTCACAGGTATAGCGTCATGAATGTTTCTAGAAATATTATAAGAAGAAGAAAAATTTATTTGAGGCACATCAAAAGAGCCAACTTCAGTTATATATTTGTCTTTGGAGGATTCTATTTTGTTTTCTGTTGCAACAAGATAAAACTGAGGCGCGTTTTGGGAATCTATACTTGAATTCCTAAGTGGATATCTCAATATCTTGTTAGTTGTATGTGTCTCTGGCGATACCACTGCTAGTTCCTTTTCTGGGTCTGTAACCGGTGATTCATATTCAAAATCATTGAAGCCTCCATCTACGGATGAAGCTAGGTGTTGTGTTTTTCTCTGTGGCGCCTCGAAAATTCTATCCTCTGAACGATTTTGCTCTTCTGGATTTCCACAAAAATCAGAGTTATACAGGACCCCATCGTCAAAAAATTGATAAAAAACTGGCTTGAATTTTCCCCTGCTTAGGAGGTTTTTTCCAAATTGTGTTAGTTTTATATCAATCACTTCTTGTTGTTTGTCAAAAAAACTCACAAAAACCTCCTACTTTTGCCTATTGTTGAATGTATCAATCTTGGTCTCTAATTTAATTAGCTCTACAAAGGAAAAGTAATCATATGGCCAGTTAAAGTGAAGGTGGCCATCCTGCAAGCCTGGAACATTTTTCAACTGTTCTTGGTTTATTTTGGAGTCTTTTGAAGATTTTATATATTGTATCCCACCCTCTATGTTGTGAATGCGGCTGTCAATTGATTTCAGTCTTATTTTTTCAAAATTGTGCTCCGCTCTTTGTTTAACTTTAAAAATCAGCCAACGAGTTTCATGCTTGGCGCCACTATCTGGAGAAAAAAGACTCCTATAATCACTTACTGGGGACAACTCAAGACCATTGAGCTCTACTGTGTCTAGATAGTGACTGACGTATGAAACATCAAACAGTGTTGTGTTGTCTCTGTTGTTAAATGACTTTGAGCTGCTTGTATATCTTGGTGAAGCCGTCGAGCCGGCAGAAACAGGTGATAAGTTTTGCCAGACATTTGAAACATCGTCAATATCAAACTCTGCATGGAACTGAAAAAAGTACATCATATATGGACTTTCACCTGTTACTCTAAAATCCAGCTGAGGCGGTAGGACAAATTCGTCCATCATATTAAGTTGATACTCTATTGCATTTACTGGTGAGTCACTCATTGGGCTAGACTCCAAAATTTGATACAACCTTCTTTGTGCTGCGACCTCCTCTCTTGTGGAAACCTGGTTAGACAAAAGCAGATTATTCAAGTCTGTAATTTTTCTTTCTCTAGATTCTAAGGCCATTCTATAGAACCCTGGTCTAAAATTAACAAATTGAACAGGGTCGTCTTTCTCTTTCATAAAAACATAAGGTATTGCCACTACTGCTTCTTTTACTAGCTTTTTGTCCTCGACTGGGCCTATTCTATTACGCGTTTCCGGAGCAATTGGCAGATTTAGAGACTTCTGCTCTCTTTCTTCTTCATCTACAGGCTCATTGAATCCCATTATTGTTGCGAGGCCTGAGGAATCTCCTGTTTCTACGTCCTCTATTCTTAAAAAGTAACCTTTTTGTTTTTCTTGGAGCGCGGCTGTGTTAACCACCTCTCCTTTTTGGTGCCACATTCCAGTCGATGAAGTAAGAAAGTTTCCACTAGTTTGGTTCTGTCTTTCAAAGTTTTTCTTATAATAAACATCCCAATACCTCTCTTTCCACGGAGAGCCGCTGACTTCTCTTACAGAGTTGGTGTCCAGGTCTAAAGCCGAAGATGTTACGTTTAAAAAGTCAAGAACTGGTGTCTCCCATTTGGATTGTATCACCCACCTAGACAGCTTATTATTGGGGTCTCCGGCAAACGGAACAATGTTTTGCTTTTCAAACAAATTAGTGTTCGGGTTCTTAACGTAATCATAAGACTCATTGTCCGTTCTCAAAGTCACTGCCATTCCAAGATTTAATGACGCTGATAAGGACATTGAATTAATGTAATTTGTATTTTGTCCAGGATTACTTGGCTGCTCTTTAAAGTTACTATAAGAAAAGGCACATTCTTCTATAATTTCTTTTGCTGTATAATTAGCGCTTCTACTTGGTGTAAAAGTTACTTCAACATATGGTTCTGCGCCTGCATCTAAGAAAGGCGGAACATATGGCATATATCCGTGAGTACACTCATCAGTATCTACTGTTGAGTCATTTGCAAAATCAGAAGAATCTGGGTCGTTACCAACACTGAAGCCTGGGTTTGATTCTGCGATTACACTTCCGCCAGTGACGATTGTACCTGGAACGGTACCGTCAGAAACCACTATTGCGTCCGAAGTCGAGGCGCCGGCTACATTTAGGGTCAATGTCACCGTGTCAGTAGATACGCCTGTAGTTGCTAAATTTATGTTTCCGCCTGATATATCCGTATTTACGGTGCTTGCAAAGTTTGACGCCACTTGGGGGGCCGTCCATGAAGATGTTACGGCAAAGAAAGTTGTACCAGTCTCGGCTGCATAGCTTCTTGTCGATGCGCGGAATTTATATGTTCTTGAGGTGCCAGCATGGTCAGTTATAACTATTTTTGGCAAATTAGCCGCGATATTTATTTTTTCCAGTTCACTAAAGTACACCGATGCTGCTCTAAATTGTATTTGTTCTGTTCCAGTCCCCACTGGCGTGCCAGAGAACGCAGTAATTGAAGAATCAGCTATAACTCTATTGTTTGAACCATCATTCAAAGCTCCATTTGCAGCGATGAGTTCCGCATTTGATGGGGTACCCACCCCGGACAAAGTAAAAACAACCTCTCCAGGGTTTGACCCTGCAGCGAAGGTCATGCCGAGCCCCTGTCCGGTTAAGGCAGTAATCACTTCATTTGCGATACTTGAGCTTCCACTGATTCCATCTAAATCTATATAAATTACATTTGACACAGTTGGTTCACCGTGAGTACACGGGCCTCCAGCGGCAGAATTATAAAACCTAATAGTCTTCTGATTACTTGCTTCGTCTACTACTTTCAAACTTGGATAGGCAGCTGCACTTGCTGGGCATAGCGCACTGAGGCCCGATTTGGCGTTTACTAAACTAGTGCTGAATTTAACAGATGTCGAGAACTGTGTTCCGGCTACGTCGCCGCTAAACCCAAATGATGAGTTGTTAGTAATATCTACCGCACCGAAATTTGAAACTGTGATTGTTCCGGCTGAGCCTAAATTACCATTTCTCAGAGCTACTGAATTTGATATAGACTTACCCGGGGATGCAAGGGCGATTGTTATAGCCCCCGAACCGTTAACGGTTGCTGTAACGTCCAAGCTAGAAGCCAACAAGAAAGTCCTCATAGAGGCTGCAACGTCGGCGGCAGAAGCACTACTAGTATCAATGAATATACGATTTGTAGTGTTTGTGCCGGCTGAAGTTCCATTTTCAAACAAAAAGACCTCTGCACTATTGTCTAAACCGTCGACAATCGTTATCCTTGGCAGATTGTCTTCGCTTGTTATAGTATTTAAGCTGAAGGTAGCCGGATTGTTGAATGTTATCGTTGTTGATTCGGCAGTGCCTGCTGATGTATTTTGAACGTTTGTTTTAGAAGTTGACCCGTCATGAACCGGTGGACCAAAAGCAGAGTGTCTGTCATACATCATTGTCTCTACGTTTGTTAAATACACTCGCATTTTATGATTTGTGCCTTGTTTGAAAAACCTATTAACAGGTTTTGACACCATAGTTGTTAATTTGCCATTATCAACAAAAAAGTTTACTGTCTCTGATGCAAAATTTTGCATAGCCATTGTATATGGTGCCATTTGCATTGCGAAATCTTCTTCGGGGTTACGGTGGACTATACCCAGCGTTCGAACTAGTTGGTCTAAATTAAATCTTCCAAAAGACGTTGGTCTTTCTATAATCTTCTCCCAGTGCTTATTGCCATATATTAAACTGGCGCTTGGGTGAGGCTCGTTGTCATAAATCAACTCTCCGTGCAATCTGGCTGGACTTAATATATCTTCAAATTCAATTCTTTTTGTAACCGTACTTTTTATTCTAGGAATTCCGCAGTCTTTAGTACTGTTGAGGATAGAGCCAGTAAAAGCTACTCCTGAATTTAAATTAAGTGCTGAATAATCTCGAAGTGGTGCGGCTGCGGGTAAATTTGACACATTTGCAAAGGATGCCTGGAAAACTGGGTAATCTACTGCCACTCCTGCTTTAATCGAGTTGTAGAGTACGCCAGGGCCAAAGAATGGCTTACTAGCCTGGTACTTACAAGAGTTAGCCCTTAACGATAGGTAAGTCTTGCTGACGTCGACGTCAGCAAGAGCATTTTCTCGGAATTCCGCACCCAAAAGAGTTCTTTGTGGTAAATAATTTTCAGAAAACATCGTCGCAAGCTTTACTGTTCTTTCTGCTGGATACAGACCATCATATGGTATAAACTTCATCGCTGCGACACACCGGAAATTAATTCTTGTATGTGAGAACGGCAAGTCTGCTATTTCTTCATCATAGTCTTTGAAGTATTTTAAAAAGTCGCTGTTAGAATATGTTTTAAAAAATTGACCCCCTACATTTAAATCTCCTGAAGAATTATGATATATGGCACCAGTTAAAGATAGATAATCATTTCCTATGTTTGGGTAATCCCTCTCACCAAGCAAAATATCTTCTACGAATTCGCTGATTCTAAATTCTGGCACTATTGAGTGGTCTTGGCCCACGAGTCGAATATCGTGATGCGCATAATCCACATAGTTATCATAATGAAAAGGACTGTGGCTTGACGTTGCGGCCTCCCACATTGCTTCACCAGAAAGCAAAACTTTAGAGGAGTGCTCTTGCGGTATTCTCCTGTTGTAAACCAGAGAAAATGGCGGAGTGCCATATAGGCCATTATATCCCAGGGGCCATGTACTAAAGTCATTCTGTAGAATTCCTTCATGCCTCGTTGCCTGGTCCCTTGACTTGATAAAGCCTGGACCCGTGTTTACAAAGCCAGATGCTATGTTTGTAGGCTGTTGCGAGAAGTCTTTTCTGGAGTCTAAGGGCCATGCTGACCCGCTGATTCTGTCTTCGACGACAGGACCAGTCTTAGAGCCAATATGAGAAACATCAACAGCATCATACCTTTCCAAATATGTTGTCTTTTTCTTGTCTCCCGATTCGACCGTAATCCTAGGAAATGCTTTCAAAGACGCAAGTCTGAGTGCAGCGAAGTCCGAACTATAGGATACGCTACCAGTAAGGACTATGTTTCTATTTGTCCTGGCACTTTTCCATGGAAAATAATCAAAATATTCTCTTGTTCTTACATTTTTTGTAAAAGTGTTAATTTCTCTTGGGTATATCTTTTCGATATAGTTTACCTCAATGAGCTTGTTGTCTTTTATCTGGTTTTCTACTTCAAGTTGTGAAATAAAATCAAAGAAGTTGCTATTTTCAATTCTATCTTTTAAGTTCTGGTCTATTTGTATTTGCATATTTGAAAACATACTGATATCATTTTGGAATGTTTTTCTAATGGTAACATTTTGCAAATAACTTTCAGGGTCACTTATTCTCGTTCGTTGGCGCTCTAGGGGGCTAATCGAGTAAGATAAGTCGACGTTCTCATCAGACTCGTCTAAACTTTCATAATAAAGTGCGTCAGACCACCATCTAGAATTTCTGATTTGTTGTATTGCTATCGGAGCAGTATCCATAATTGGAAATGAGTTCGGGTCATTTGGGTCTACATTTAGGCCGAATTCTAGCAATTGGGCCTGTGCGACGATTCTTTGTTCAAAGTCTGGGTTTGGTCTTAGTGCATTGTGTATCGTAATTGAGGCTGCCCTAAATCTATCAGTCAATGGATTCTCTTTGTAGTTGACTGATACTCTTCTTTGGGCCGGCCCTGACCTTGAAATCAAATCCTCTCTCTTGTTAACCTCTGTCGATGCAACGTAAGGGTCATCAGAATTATGGAATTCGCGAGCAAAGTTTGGCATATTCATCATAGCATTCATTGATGGAGTCTTTGACTGAGCACTAAAGGGCTGTTGACCTTCAAAGTCCTCATCTTCAATGCCATAAAAAGTTCTAGAATATATATTATTCCTCATGTGCTTTATTACTAGAGGGTTCCAAGAATTTCTTAGTTGCTTCCAGGTTGGCCACCCATATGGGCCATTTCTGTTTAAAAGAATGTCATTTAAGTTATAGGTATTTAGAGAGCTGGATATAAAATTCGAACCCGTCAAAACATTGTCTATTATATTAAAGTTTGTTCTTGCGAAGTCTAGGTTTTCGACTCTTTGCGATGAAGACAAAAATGTTATTCCTGGCTTGCTGGACGTATGAAAATTGTGTTCGTGCCCAAATCCGTCATTCCTGTTAACAAACGAATGCTTGTCATCCTCTGCGGAGGCTGTAATCCAAGAATATGAAAAATCATTTTGAGGAATAGGGTGTTGCACAAAGAAATTATCAGGTCTTGATAACTCTCCACCTGACGCAGTGTAGTGAAAATAGTTACGATTCGTCATATGGGTGCTGGCCATTGTCAAGTCTCGACCTGATGAAAAGTTGGTTGACGTCGTGGTGGCCACCGATGACATATCTATTTCAGTGTTTCCGCTTGAGCCTTTCGTATTTTGTGTTAGCTTCATAACACCACCCGAAACCTCTTCCACTGTTACATTGAGGTCCGATGCGCTAATAGCTGCTCGGATGCGGTCACCGACTGATGGAGCGTGGCCGCTGGCGCCGTTGAGGCCGATTATTACCTTTCCTGAATCCTTGCTCCCATCAACTGTTGCGACACCTGTTTTGAATATATAAATAACTGACAGACCGTCTGCATCCGTAAGAGTGAATTCCTCATTATTGCCAGGGTTTCCTGTTGTGGTTATGGTTCCAGTTGCTGCTAGTGCAACTGGTAAAGTTCTGTATCCAAACTTTTCAGAATACTCAGCCGAAAGCAGGTTGCTTATGCCGCGTACAAGCTGATTTCTGTAATTTATTGTGTTATATATAGAATACTCTTCTGTTTCTAAATCTCTTGTATACATTCCCGAGTTTTCAGGGGCGCCGAGCGCTGAAAACCTATTAACGAAAACGTGCTCACTTCTAAATCTTTCCACAGGCGTATAGTCTGTAGAACCATACACCCTTGAGGGAGTTATTGGCGTGATATCAAAGCTTCCACTCTTAGTCAAGTATCTGTTGTTTAAGTGCCTTCCATGGGTTTGGACAATTTCATAAACTTTATCATAGTTTCCTAAAACTATAGGGATAGATTCTCTGTTTGTTTTTATGTTCCCGATATGATAGGCAGAACTAGGCGTAGGGCCAATCGAGGCTATCGAACGGGGCCCGGAAGCTTGACTAATAATAAACTTGCTTGCTGTGGCATCTATGTTGTATGCTTCCGGGCGGTCGTCTCCCGGAGGTGTTCCAACCTTCACCCTTCTATGTGGCATGCCATTGTGCGAAAACGCCCAAGCACTCTGAAGTGACTCGGTATGGTCGTCATGATTATTGGTAATAATCATCTTTTCTTTAAAGTTGCTAAAGTCGCTACCCACTGAAGAACTATAAAGAGTAAAAGGAAATATCATGTCTGCGTCGGCATCCAAGTACCCTTTAGTGCCTGTGGTGTTTGTTTTTGCTGTATATATCTTTTCGCTATGAGGGTCTATTATATCTCCACATTGCTTGAACTCAAATATGTCTGTCTTTTCAATTTCTATATTTTTTCCAGTGTTTACTACTTTATACAACTGCTTATTTTTATTTGAGTTCCTATTTGAGCCAAGATTGTAGACTCTTTGCCTATCTGATGTAAAGATATACGGACGAATAAGCTTTCTTAGCACGTATGTTGAGCCGCTGACTGATATATTATTCGTCTTAGTTCTAATCTCTTCTCTTAGTGAGTTTGGTGCACCAGTAATAGATAGAGCTTCTGTTCTTTCCGCTCTATCTCGCCACCACAAGCAGTTATCTGACTCATCGGCCGGGGTAATCCCACCAGAAAAGTTAGTTGCGGTAACGGTCGTGACCGATGACATATCTATTTCAGTGTTACCGTTTGAGCCTTTTGTATTTTGTGTTAGCTTCATAACACCGGCTGAGACCTCTTCTACTGTCGCATTAAGGTCCGACGCAATGAGGGCTGCGCGCATCCTGTCTCCCACAGATGCGGCATGCCCAGTGGCGTTTTTGATTCCAATTATAACCTTACCAGAGTCTTTGCTTCCATCTACTGTGGATACTGCTGTTTTGAATATATAAGTAACAGAAAGTAAGTCACCATCAGTCAGGGTAAATTCTTCATTATTTGACGGGTTACCGGTGGTAGTGATTGTTGCTGAGGCTCTTGCACCTTCAGCAAAAGAACCTCCCACCGGTGCATGGCCGTGCTCCCAGTCATATAAAAGCTCGTTTATGGCTAATATTTGCCCTTCTAAGTCTGGGTCCTTGTAATCAAACTGAGGTAGTTGATGCTTGTATTTGTTTCTTTCTAGAGAGTGACTCTCCACAATATCCTTAAGAGTCATGTCCATTTGCGAAGTTGCAGGCTGCAAGCTTTCTAGCATGCTACCTAGTGAAGAGTCAATCCACTTGAAATACCTTACAAACCTTTCCAGACTAATGTCATTTTCAACGTTGGCAAAAAATTTATCTCTTAATTTTTCAAGATTTTTGTATTCAGGGCGATACTTGTTAATTGGCTCTCCTATTAGTTTGTTGTAAGCAATAACACCGCCAATCATATTAAGCATCTCTTTGGAAATCACCTGATACATGCTTTTCTCATAAGTAAACAAATAAGTAACCGGGCGGGACGATAATAAAAATCTGTCTACCTCTCTTTCTTTGAGTTCTACCATAGATTCCGATTTTAAGTTATCAATTTGGTACTCTGTCACTGTTGTTATGTGCTCTGTGTCAGAAAAAGAACCAACATCAACAACACCAATTGTTTCTGCTGGATACTTTGCACCGTTGATGTTACCGTATTCTGATATTTTGTCTAGTGACCCTCCAGATGCGTCCTGTATAGAATAGGTTGTAGAGCTTCTTGTTGGGTTGTCAAATTGCCAACTAAAGGCCAGGGTATCTAGTTGAGTCTGCCGGTCTTCTTTTGGTAAGTTGTAGTCCATAGGATTACTCAGACCTACACTTTTTATATTTTGAGCATGAATTTTTGAATCATCCTCTGATATCTTTGAGGTCCAAAAATTCAAATACAGCATTCGTGATTCTGCATTTTGCACTACATCTCCAGTTAAGTTGGCCCTTTCCGCGCCGCAGTAAACGCCTTTATGTTTCGCAGAAAAAGTGTTGTAATTAGCTTGACTAATAGAGGCACTGTGGTTAAATGATTGAAGTAGAACATCTGTATCGTACCTGTATCCGGAAAACTCTACTTTATATTTTTTTACTGTCGAAGTGTTTGCTTTTTGGAAAGATAGGTCTTCGTCTTCGCAAAATTTAACAGCCAGATACCATGGTGTGTTGTTGAAAACATCTTTAAAATACTCTGTCTTTATATCAGCAAATAAGCCCGCTTTAGATTTTAGCATAAAGTAGGCACCCTTGTTTGTGCCAGACGACTTTACTGATTCGACTGTCACGCCAGCCGTATTTACCGACGAAGCCAAGCCAGATGGGGACTGAACATCCCTAATTCCAAAAATAGAAGATGTTGTTTGAGTAAGCGTGATGTCTGTTAGTTTTGGTAATATAGCTTTTGTTTCTATTGTATACTCCACTGGTGTGGATTGGCCCTCTATAAACTTTTTCTCTTCCGATGAGTTTGATTTCGGCACTAATGTTGCTGCCCTGTTTTTGTTCGAAAAAGAAAAAGATTTTATCTCTAGTGATTCGTAGTTCTTACCCTTGCTTGCGGATATATCTTTTTCGACGTTTTGTCCATATATGTTTGGAATTAAAAGCCTCTCATCTACACCAAAGCACCTCATTAGGTTACGAAAAGACTGAAAAGTGCCCTTTGTTTTGTAAATGTTGGACAAGTTAACATAAACTGAATTTAAAATCTTGTCTTTTATTGCATCTATTTTTGAATAAAGAAGGTTACTAAACTGATTTGAAGATTGGTCATACTGGTCCAGTCTTAAGTTGTTGAAGTACTCGTTCAAAGATGATTTGTTTACTAACGGCATTTCGTCAACAGAAAAGCCCCTGCCCATTAAATTCTGAACCGAAAAATTATCAAAAGAGTTTAAGCCATGGCTTGCATGAACAAAGTCTTTCTCACAACCAACTAAGCAGGAAAAGTTTCTTCTGTGGTCTATAGATGCCTTTCCATAAACAAAGTCCCTATATTGAGTAAACCCAATTGAAGGCAACTGGTCAATAATCATCCAAATACTGTCAAATCTTTCTGCTACAACTTGCATCAATATTTCAAAGTCGCTATCATTGGATACTGAATTGCTTGTCTTTTCTCTCGTCCAAGTTGGTAAGCTATTCATTATAGAGTTGCTATTGTTTAAATCATAAGAAAATGCCAAATCTACTAGCTCGTTAAGAGTAGATTTCACTTTTGGATTCAGGGGGTTTATGATTGGGTCTCCCGGCTCTTTTTGTTGAGTTGCGTCTGACAAGGTTATTGCAGAGTCTGCAGAGCGCGCGGTGGCTGCGTATCCCACAAATGTGCCATTATTAAGCCTTCCTGAATAATCAAGAATAATCTTATCTGTGTTTGTGTTCCCTACTGTTCCTTCGTTGAATTTATAGTAAATTCCCAGATTACTGCTTATGTTTTCCTCATCCGTAGCACCATGAACAGGAAAATCATAATAGTTTCCTATTTCTTCCGCGTTTCTTTTTGTTTTCCAGAACCTTACTTCGTCTAAAGATGCTGATAGCTTGCCATACCCTAAGCCACCTAATGAATCTTTTGGGGTCGCAAGTGCCCCCAGGGCGCCCTCGAAGTACCCCTCAACAGGGCCGAACGATGGAACCGAAGATACTACATTTTTACTGTTAAAAAACCCATCTACATAAAAATCAACATATATTGAATTTTCTCTATAGTCTACGGAAATTGCATAATGATGAAACTTTCCATCAGCCACTGCACTGTTATTCAGTCCTTCTCCTATCCTAACTCTGTCTAGGCCGACATTTCCTGATAGGTATGTAAAGAAAAATGGCGATTTCCCGGATGAGCCCTCGTTCGGAGCTAACTCTAACAAAAATCTTCCATGAGAATTGTTGCCCTCAGGAAAATCAATAGTGTAAGAATCAAAAATAACTTCATTCTGGGTAAGTGTTGACTCAAAGTTGGACTTTTTCATCCAAAATTCTAGTGTATTGCCGGATGATGGGTCTATTTTCAGACTACTTTCACGATTTGTATTCGAATCAATAACAGTGTTGGCATACGGCCCCCCAGAAAATTTTATATACTCGGGGTTGCTGGGCAGTGAATATCTTCCGTCAGTTGCTGATACTGTGCCCCATCCGGAAGAACAAAATGTTACATGCCCAGTTTCAAGTGGGTATTCATGTTGCAGTATCGCTAGGTCAACGGCGGAGGCGCTAAGTGACCAGTTTATTTTTTCGAGACCGGAGCCATCATAAGGATAAGAATTGTGTATATTTTTGTATGAATTTTCATAGTATTTTTTTGCATTTCCGTACTTTGCGAAAGTAGAGGGATTTCTTATATTAAAGTTTGGAAAAATTCTTTCATTTATTTTCTTGTAAGCTAGTGCATACTCTGGAGACTCTAGAACACTATTGTATCTTTTTGAAGATTCTGCAGATTGCCTAACATTTGAATGCTGAAGGAAGGTCTTTTCTTTTCTTTTTAGGTCCTGTAAATTTTTTTCTTTGTTGTTCATGGGTCCACTCTAAATTTAAACTTCTCAGGCAACTCCAGGTAATTAGGCCCGTCTTTGAAAAGAAAAGATATTTCATAAGCATCGTTTTTCTCTAAAAGCTTCATATCTAAATCGAAATAAGAACCCTGACTGTCATATGAAGTCAAAGAGTACTGCCTATTACTTCCTGTAGAGTAAGGTATCACCTCGTACCTATCTGACAATCTTACTACTTTGTAGAAGAGATTTTTAATATTATTTACTGGCGCTTCGTTGTTTGCTTTTGTGTATATGTTTGGCTGCCAGTTTTTATCCCTAGTGTATACTCTTAGTGTTGTTTTTTCTTCTTGAAGATAAGATTTCTTCAAGTTAGTTACATTAACAACGTAAGATGGTACGACATGGTAGTTGTCTAGTTTGTCCTCATAAACACTGAATCCTGAACCGGTAAAAAGCCCAGTCTCAACTATGTTTTGACCTGGTGCATTAACAGACCTATACCAAACATCATATAGTTGCGATTCTGAACCTGAGTATGCAAAAATAGCTTTGTAGGTGCCTAGGCTATCGCGGCTGGCTGTTATGTGGTTTTGCTCTACCCCGGTTGAAGTAACTACTCCCACGCTATCTCCTCCGGAAGATGATGTCAGAAATCTAACGATTAAGTTAGAGCCTGTATTCGGAATGTCCACCATACTTGCGCCAAAGCGGTTATAGTGAAAAACATTATTAAGGTTTTCTGATGAGGGTGCAAGACTGCTAGACTTTATCACATAATTTCTGTCGTCTTTTCTTGAGGAATCCCATTGAGCTTCAATTTTTGGTTTTAAAAAAAACTCATGGGAACTTTTTGAATAAAACTTCTTAGTATAATAAGACCTTTTTTTAGAGCCGTCTTCAAAATCGTCTCTAAGTTTTAGTACGACCCCGTAATTTGGCAACCCAACACCCCCAGAAAAATTAACTATAGTTGACCTAGAAGACGGAATACTAGAACTAATCAGCGTATTTCCATGGAATCCTGCTTGTGATTGGGTTAGTGCAAGATGTTGGTCTGCAGGGTCGTTTAAGTTAGATATTATTTTATTATTAAATAATATGTCTATATGGCCCTCAAGGTCACTTATGGCCTCTGCGGCACTGCTTCCCGTATTTATGTATGCAATGTTTCCAACTATGTGCGAAGACCCGGTAATAAATTTGAAGATGCCTTCTTGTCCCTCGTGAGAATAGATTTTAATGACATCATCTTTTTCTGGCTTTTGCGAAAGGGAGATGCTACCCGAACCCGGTAGCGATGCACCATTTTCATGCTTAAGCCACTCTTCAACCCAGGGTGTTATTTTTATTGAAATATTTTCTGTCCCCTTCTTTAAGTCTTGAGTATATACCAATGGGACGTCAACCTGTCTAACATAAGAGCTGGTCACAAAGTCTGAGCCGGCAGAATGCCAGGCCACGCCTTCGGAAGCAGAGGCCCAGTTGCTTGCTTCTAAATCTAAATAGCTTTCCATATCAAGGCCGTCGCCCTCGCTCCAGGGCTGAACAACTGGGTGTACAACTACTGTAAAGTTTTCTGGTGTGGTTTGACCATGTGGGGTGTTGCACATTTTTAGAACGTAATCAATAGAGCCAGAGTCGGGTATAATACCGGACTGCCTATCCAAATTTATATCACTAACTGGAAACTCTAAGATAATTCTTGCTTTTTCCAAAGAACTGCTACTTGCTTGTCCAAATATAGAGAATAACTCTAATATATCACTGGCTCCCATATTAGCCTGTTTCGAGCGCGCAGACAAATTTTCTCTCAAGGCATTAGCTATCGTATTATCTTTATTGGAGTTATATCTTTTTATGCTCATTATTGTGAAACCGTCCCTTTAATATCATCAATGAATTTAATCTCCCAAATAGCATCCTCTGGTATATATATAAAGCTTTCGTCAGGCGATGTGTTGCTTTTCACATCAAATCTAAAATCTGTATGATTCACTCCAGATAGAGCTCTTATTTTTACCCCGCCCCTTATAGGGACGCTCCTAACTTCTGGAATATTCTGTATTATATTCATAACACTTGATATATAAAACGGTTCTCCTATTTCGGGTAAAATAGTTGACATTTCTTCAAATATTTTGTTTTTTATCAACGTCAGCGTTGTTTGTTGATTCACATTTGTCTTCAAATTTACATTGAATTCTATAGAGAAGTTTATTATCTTTGCTGAAAAAATGTCTACGCTGTCCGATATCATTCTTATTGAGTCGACCCATGTTTTTGTGTTCTCTCTTAACAGTTCCGACGGAGCTTCAAGTTTTCCAGCTGCAGATTCCGATATTAAATAGAGATTTATATTTCTCTTTAAATCGTTAGTGTCCCTGATAACAGCGGCGCGCTTGACAGAGCCAAAAATAGGCGGCATTGAATATACGGCAGAAACATAGTCCTGCTTGGTAACCGCGCGATTTTGGGCTCCGTATACCCCTAGATACCTTCTCTTTAACTCTTCTGTGGTTGGTATACTGATGTTTCCATTAATTGGTTCTTCGTTGAATACCTGTACGTTGTCTCTTATAAAATTGACAATTTCTTCATTTAAATCTTCTTCATTCTTAAAAAATAAAATGGGCTCCAAAACTTGTGTTATGGTTCCTACTGCTGCGTTCGTGTTCAACAAAGTATTGCTTCTGTAGGTAATCGTTAAGGTGGTATTTTGTGGTGAAACTCCCAACTTATTATTTGTGAGTAATCTATTTGGGTCAATTTTCTGTGAGGATATGTAACTTTTTGCAGAAAGCTGCAGCGCGACCTTGCTTGGGTCGAGAGCCGATGCTGTGTTTAGGTCCTCTTCTGAGCCATGGCCGAATACAACCGTTGTTATTGATGGTGATTTTTCCACAACAAACCTTCTCGGTACCGGGGTTGGTTTCAAAATAGAAGAAACATTGGAATCTCTTTTTATTGGGTCTTGTATCGGCTTATATATAACATCTTGTGTTAGGTGGTCAACTTGAAAGTATTCATTTCCGTTGCTATCCTCTATTTTTAAAATTTCTGTTAAAGTATCATCAGGTACATCTATTTTTAAGAATCTTTGAAAGTTTCCGACATCGACAGTGTAGGTTCTTTCTTCTCCCGAGATTACAGGCACTTTTGCTTTTAAAATAAAAAATTCTATTTTGCGACCATCTAAAATCGTATTATAACCCATGACGGTTGAGTTCGCCTCACTTAAAGTTATATCTTTTATTTGTGTGTAAACTGTTCCACCATTTGACATATACTTAGAGCCCGCACGAAGCTCTACTTCATACTTAGAATCTACCCTGGGGCCGATGGCCATGGCAGGCCGCAAGACTTGCACCTCCACAAACCCAACAGCAACTGGATTTATTAGTGGGTCCCCTCCTAAAGAGTTGATATGGCTTATAAGGGTGGCGGGGTCTTTGGTAAATGCTGGTATTGCCTCATTAGCATTGTGGTCGGAATAATAGTGCAGCTGGTCACCTACATACGAAACAAGGTCAAGCATCAAGGAACCAAAGGAGCTTCTATTGAAGTCCCTGTAAGAATCGGGATAGTGCCTCTTCATGTACCCAACAAGTTCATTTTTTATTTCGGAAAAACTAGTTTTTGTATAATCTATTTCTTTTATTTTGTTGCTTACTTTTGTATCTTTCATTTATAGTTTCCTGTAACTATGGCTGCTCTCTCAGGCCGCGGTCGTGAGCAAAGGTTGCCAGCCTTGCATATTGTTCCGATTGTCGACCTAAAATAAAGTTTCCGCCTGCGTCTGTAACGTATTCAACTAAGGTCTGGTCCTCGCCCAAGTCTTCAATATAATAAAACACTGTAAATTTAGCATAATTTAAATCTATGTTATCCGGGATTCTCTCGTAAGAGATATCAATTATTCTTAAAGACGATAAATACTTGTTTAGTTGAGTTTGTATTTTTTGCTTTAAGTCTCCCACGTCTATCTGTTGTGAGTTTTCGAACAAAAGTCTCTCTAGACCGACGCCCAGGTCTGGAACATTCGGCCATTCTCCTGGGTTTGTTCTTAACAAGTTTATAAAATCTTGTCTTATTGACTTAATTATATTTGTGATTGGCGCGTAAGGGCCCGTGTTCTCGTCGAAAGACAAGGGCCAATTTGGTTGTGCGATTCTTTGCCCAACTGGTCCGACATAATCAGTCATACTTATTAGTACCTCTTAAGTTTCTTTAGTAAATAGTGTCCTAAAGATTTTAGTCTTCGGAATCGTTAAATCTGCCAAACGGTGGAGGTACATCCTCCACTGGGCATGCCTCTTCTGGTGGTGGGAATGCCGGTATCGGTATCACATCACTGCAGGCGCCTGAATTTCTTCTTATTCTCTTGTCTCCTGGTAGCTGTCGTGTTGAGAGCGCTAAGATGGTAAAAGGCGATACAGGGTGGCCATAGCGACCTGTATTAAAACTCTTATCTCCCCAAGAGCCATCTGGGCCAATCCCGGCACATGGAATGTTAAATTCGAACAATCCGTCAACTAAAGATATCGGGCCTTTATAGGCATATCCAACAGTTTTTGCTAAAGTGTTGCCAAGTTTGTCATAGCCGTCTGTAAAACCAGAGTCTATTATTGTTCCAAAACTGTCAACGATATCAATACCAGCTTGTGGGATTATAGGAGAGTAAAGGCCTCTACCGTGGCCGCTGTTTCTTTCTTGCTCTGACAAATCCCCTGGTAGCCACAGTCCAGCGGACATATCTTCATAATTCATATCTGCAGTACTGTCCCACGGACGCATCCCATCGAAAGTTAATTCTTTTATTTGGCATGCCGACCAGTGCACTTTCATTTCTTTGTACGCCGGGTCGATAGCGTTTGCAATCCCCCTAAACAATATCGCCGGGAACAGTACGATTAACTCCTTAAACATATCCCACCAATCACTAAATAGATTTTCATCAAAAGGGTTGCTGAAGCAGCTCATACCGTCCGGGTTTGTGTTCGCGTCATCTAACATTGTTTTAAAATATTCTGATTTGCTTACATCTTTGAATAATTCATTTCTTTGTTTTCTATTCATCGATGCTATGTTTATTATTGACGACAAAGTAGCCTTTGGAGATTCCATAACTGATGGCATATCACTATAAGAAGCCAACGCGTCGGTACCAAATATTGTAGCAACAGACTGATATCTTTTAACTGGCAATGCATAATTAAAAACAAGCTTAGTGCTGGCGTCTTCTAGTAGGTGCTCTACAAGTTGTGGGCGCCGTTCTTCATATAATTCAAGATATTCTGGCAAATCATAGCACTCATCAAAGTAAGCTTCGCCTTCAGGACTGGTCACATATTCGTATTTTGACATAGGCACTGAAAATGTGTTGTTTCCTGATTTTTTATTTATCATATAGAAAGTTCTATACTCTTCTGATATATTTTGTATTGTTTTGTAACCTCTTAGGACGTTTTTGCCTTCGTTATCTGTAAGGTTAAGCTGGATTCCATCACTGATGGAGTCTGGGTCTCCATCCCATCTGCCCTCGAAAACATTAGCTATTAGTCGACATCCCTGTTTTATTGTTGAACTCTTTATCAAACCCTTTACGAGAACACCGTCAATAAATGCCTCATCAAGCATGCTAGCGTCTAGAACATCTTGGCTTATCCCTGAAAACGCCCGGAAGCTTTGTCGATATCTTCTATCTATCTCCACCACACCAAGTGCCATCTGGTCTAAATACGACGGTTGTCCAGATGCGAAAGCTGCTGAGTCTAGTGCTTTTTCTGTCAGGTGTCCCAATGCTGACTTTGAACCAAACAAGCACTTTTTAACTATATCTTGGTAAACCTCAGATGGAGTTATATTACGGGCATGAATATTATCTGAGTCCGCTAAGTATCCCATGTTGTATTTCTCAATCATATACTTTTGCAAAAGTGGACTATTATCAAGAAAATCAGCTGACTCTGCTTGAATTTCGACCATTGGCGAATTCGAGTCTGCAGCGAAGCCAAAAATAGAAGCAAAAGATTGAGCTGCATTTGAATACTGCGGGCCTGGTTTTATATTATTATTTTGACTGTCTATTATTCGACCTTTTTCAATTTTTGAATTATAGTTTTCATTTGAAGTTGAGCTTAAAAATAAATTAAAAAACAAGTTTAAATCTAAATTAGACACAAAATTTTCAATTTGACCTAATTTAATTGTCTCAAGTTGACCGGAAGTGAGATAATTACGAGAGTGTCTTCTTTTTTTCCTTTCAATTCTTGAGACAGCATCGCCCGCAATTTCATTCAAACGCTCATCATCGGAGACCGAAAGAAATCCATCCATATATTTGTTAAATGCTTGCTCGTAGAATGCTGAATTTTCTATTGCTATGTCTTCTTCTGTTCCAACATATGGCACTTTCTGATTTCTCCGATAAACATCTGTGCGTATGATATGTTCTCTCAGCACTTGAAGTATTAAAGAGTTGTTATTTGGAAACACGCCTCTACTCAAAGAACCGTAATTTCCAGGTGGTAACACTGGCATAGCTTGGACGGAGCTTTGCTTGCCGCGGTCGTTCGCGTGCACCCAGTGACCCTCCGTTTGCGTATTAATCGAAAACATTAAATATTGGTATCTGAAAACATTTGCAAAATTAATTATTTTTTCCATGCTGTCTGTTGAAAGGCTGTCTATGTTTTGGACAATAGAATCTCTAAACTGATTTCCAAGTATGTAAGAAACCATCTTGGGAGAACGCTTTCTACTTTGAGTCCAAAATGCAGCAACTTTTTCATCAGGGTCATCGGGGTCTGCAATATTTAGCCTCATTAAAAATCCATCATCATCGGTGTCGTTGCGATGGTGGTGAAAACGGTATCCCTGTTCGTCATTGGAATTAGCAAGAACTCCAATCGATTGCAAAAACACTATATAAGGTATCATACCGTTTTCGAAATTGGTGGAGAAGTCTGCATAACCTACAAAATCGTATGCATCTTTCCATTGCGCTTGGTGGCTTCCATACCCGAAATTGGTTCTGGCCATATGAATTATTAAGAAGTGCAAGCATGCCAATGCCCAATCCTTTATTGACTCTCTGTAAGTGTTTGAAATTTTTCTACTGAACGACTCACTCATGGCGTCATCAAAAGCAATTGGGTCACTTATCATTGAAAGTATAGCCAAAGTGTTTGCTGGTGCATATCTATCATTTTTCAACTTCTTTACAATCCTCTGAAGGAGCATTAACTGCGCTAAAGTCTTTACTTTTGTTTGTCCTTTTCTAGAATTCATTTCGTTAAAAGTCTTGTAAGACATTTGCATTCCAAGCATATAAGTCATTGAAGATATAACGCTCTCTAGGTTGTCTACTAGGTCGTTTGTTAGTGTTGAAGATATTCCTCTTTGAGTTCTACCTTGAAACTCCATAAATCTATTAATAGAAAACATTTCATCATCAAATTCAAACCTATTTATTCTGGTTCTATCATTTGTATCTAATCCAGCACCGTTATATAGCTGCTTAATTATTTTAATATTTTCAGCATTTCTAAAAAATGGCTCAAATTTAAAATAGTCATACGGGTCAATATCTTCTCGGAAAACGGTGTCTATCACATCTTCCCTTTGCTCGGGGGTGACACTGCGTATCATTACATTTTTTATTGAAGCTTTTATAAATACAGATAAGTCAACTAGAGAAATTTTCCCTGAACAGTGGTACATAGAAGAATACCTTCTATCAATGTGACAGTCTGATATTTGATTGTAGTTTACAAAATTGTATCCAGTGCCGTCAAAATAGTACCCATTACTTGCCTGTCTTGTGTTCTTTGGGAGAAGATTTTTGAAAGAGCAAAACTGGTTTGTCAATATATTGTCCCTTAAGTTGTCTTCAATTTTATAAGGCCTGTAAAATTGTGACCTTAATTCTATAATATCTTGCATATTTGGAATCTGCATAACTACCCCGGGTTCGTTTACGGAAAACACCTCCGGAGTGTTCCCACTTGGTATATCTACATCGATTGACACCCCAGAAATACCAGGCAATACGGGGAGCTCCACTTTTTTGCGAGAGGTTAGCCCTCCCAAGACTCTTCTTACTTTCATCCCTTCGAAAGCGCCGGCTGGGATATTTTTAAGCGTGTTGTCCCCAAAAGACAACAAATTTGCATTTAGTGCTCCATGTTTATATTCTTCATCGGCCGGGTCAGGACCTGCAAGAACAGAAGATACAGATTTCAGCTTATGAAAAAACATATGTTCTGGCGGTTCCCAGGCGCCTCCAGAGTCCTTTCTGAAAGCCTCATGTATTTTTCCTTGAAAGTCTATAATATCTTCATCAAAAATGTGAGGTTTATTAAGGTCCCCTATCTCATTCAAAACAAATTTTTTAGAGTATTCTTCCAAGTATTTTGTGCTAATCCTAGAAAACAATAATGCATGTGGAGTGTTTCTTCTCGCGCTGGTGGCCATGGCGTCTCTGTGTTGTCGTAGCGTCCCGGTTGTTTTAAGGCGGTCGTCGTCGCCGCCGGGTCCTGCTTCGCGGTCGAAGGCCCGGGGAATAGCTGTATAAAATTTTTCTCTATATTCAGTAAGAAGACCCCAAAAGCTAGACTTACCGGCAGCTCGAAAATTCATGTACTCGTTTAAAACATTGTGCATGCTAAAAATCATTCGATGAAAAGCGGTGTCTGATGTAAGCTCTATTCTTGGACCGGTTGAGTCCCACCTTGTGTTGGTATAGAAATAATTTTTAGATTCAAGATAACTTCTCTTGTCATTATGTTTGTCATCGGCCGCGGACATTATAGAAGATTTTATTTCACTGCTCTCCCGCTTGACAAGGGCCCCGCGGTTGGCGAAAAGAGCATCAAGCTCGATTCTTGAATTAAAACTTTCTGAATCTGTCTCTATTTTAAACACTTCTGAGTATATTCTTTCGATTGAACAAAATTGTGGTTTTGAGCCATTATTTCCGCCAAATCGAGAGTTTCCAGGGTCTAAATGAGACTTGTTTTGTTTTAAAATATCATCAACATTATTTGTCAAAAGATTTTGGTCTGTTTGGCTCCTGTAGCTATCACCGCGAGCATCTGAGCCGTTGCCAAAATCAGTAGTAAAATCTGGAAAATGGGAGAGTCCGGGGCTGCTTCTTATTGTGTCAACTGGTAGGACTATATTATTTTGAAAGTGTAGACCTTCAGGGTCGCCGTGAGGGTCACGTCTGAGTGCTTCTTCAAGCGCTGCGAGCTGTTCTTCTGGTATTTCTTGTATTCCCTCTTCTATTAAAGATGACGACACACTTCTTGCAAGGCGGACATATTCCTCTGCTATCTTCTTCACTGCTCTATTTAATTGTCCTATATTGCTATTTCTAGCTTTGCTGTGAATGTTACTCAATTCTTGATTTGTGCGGTCAGGCTCAAAATACAACGGTGGCACTACTTTACAATAAACTTCTGAGGGCGTAGTCTCATCTTCTCTAAAAATCTGAGTTAAAAGGACCCTGAATGGTATTTTATATAAATTTGGTGCTAGTCTGTTCGACTTGCTGCTCAGTTCGAGAGAGTGTTTTCCACTATCTCTGTCAAAAGAAAGTGTTGGCTTTTCAAAAAGATTTTTAGATACTTCAAACACGTTTCTACTTGTAACAAAAGCCTCTCTTTTCGAAAGCTCCGGGCGGGTACCGCCCGGGTTTTCCAATAGGGCAAATTTTCCTTCGACTCGGCCGATGCCTACTGCATCTTTTCGGCGGCCGAATGTCACTGTGCGATTATCTTGATTTATGTCAGTCTGCGACCAAACACCTGTTTTGAAATCATTCCAATATTCCGGCACTGAATCTATTGTATATCTGTGTTCGTTGTCATTGTGGTCGGTCTGGACAAGGTCCCCGTCGCGGGACACAAAATTTTCTGGACTTTCGCAGGTGGACCACGGGGTCTTGACAATAACCCTTTGTGTTAGATTAATGTTTGAATTAGGGTCTATGCCCATGGGGCGCGCGATGCGGATGTCACCTATTTCATTCTCATCTTCTGACTTTATTTTGAAAAAGGTTCTACCGTATTGTGTTAGTTTCTCGTCCTTGAAATTATCTATTTCAAAGTGGCTTGTATTACTCTGTTCATACTCATACCCAAGAGATGTTAAAACATTTTTTAGAGAACCTTCAAACGTCCTTTTAAGCTCTTCGGAGGCCTCGAAGCTATATATTGACCTATCAAAAGTTTCTGCAATGTTATAAGAACTTCGAAGACCACAAATTAAAGAACCAAGGTCTGTAAAATTAAACACTGTTTCCAAGTAGGTCTCCTCAATGTATGATTTGTTACTAAGAATACCGGCGTCCATTAGGCCTTTTGCTTCTTCGAAAAGCTCCTCATTTTCTCCAAAGTCTCCATATAAATTTTTAAATATCTCTTGAGGATTACCCTCTATCGACGAATGAATTAGCCTATCCTGTGCGAAGGCCATGAAGGGAGGGTTAATATTCTTTTGAGCTTCGACATATGCACTTGTTTTCATGCTGGTGGCGAGTGGCATATCATTATAGAAGTAACCACTGGAGTAAAAACGTTCTGTGTTTTTATCTATGTCGTTCGCGTCAAGCAAAGAATTCGCTACCAAGGTCGGTCTTTTTGTTTCCGTATTTGCTCCGGAGCCATTAGATGGAATATTTATTCCATAAAAATTATCCAAGAACCCCAAAG